GCGGCCGTGAAGTCGGGTACGATCTGCGCGGCCCGCGCGACCACGTTCGTGGCGCAGCGGTAAGTGGTTTTCAGTCCAAGCACCTTGGCGTTCAACTCCGTCTTCAAGCGGCCCAGGCTACCGCTGTCGGCACCCCGGAACCCGTAGATCGCTTGGCGGTCATCTCCGACCACGCAGATGCGGCCCTTGCAGACTCCGCGCGCGATCGTCAGCTGCGCGGGCGTCATGTCCTGGGCCTCGTCGATCACCACCATGTCGAAAGTCTTGACCAGCCAGCCGTTCCGAATCGGCAGGAAGATCATGTCTGAGTAGTCGATCATGATCGGTCGTACGTCAGCGGCCTTGGCCATCGCAGCGACCGCGTAAGCGCAAATGCGGTGAACGTCGTAACCAGCCTCCTCCCACTGCTCGTCGGGGACGCACTCGAACCGTTCGGCCAGCTCGTACAACTCTTCAGGTAGAACCGCCATCGGCAGGTTCTCGCGACCGAGCGAATGCAGCCGGGTGATGATGCGCTTGATGGCGTCGGGCACCTTGGCCCCGCACACCAACTCGGTGAGGATCTTTGCGCGGCCACCCGTCTTGTCGATCTTGATGCCCTCCCAGTTGCGAAGCACCAGGCCGTAGCCCACGCCGTGCATCGTCTTGGCGACCGCACCGGCCGGGCAGCGCTTCTGCAGTTCCTCCGCGATGCGCGCGTTGAAAGCGGCCAGCAGCTTCTTGCGTTCCGGCGCGCGACCGATGCCCTCGATGATCGTGGTCGTCTTGCCGCAACCGGCGCGGGCGACGACCACCAGGTGGCCGAGGCCCGATTCAAACCAAGCGTAAATCGCTTCTTGCTCAATGGACCATTTCATGGCTGGTACTCCACCTTCTCTACCAGGTTCGCACCGAAGGTGGCGACGTCCGCACCCTCCAGGTTGCGGACGTGAGCGGTGGCTAGGGTCGTTTTCATGACCCCTTACAATGCACGTTGCTTGCCAACCGGGTTCTGGCCACTATCCGGGGTTCTTGGCCCAGAAACGTGACACAAATTGTGAGTTCATGACAACAATTGTTGTCATGTCTCAGGGTAGAACACTAGCCCAAAATGTGGCGCAAATCCGTGCCTCACCCAGTCTCAAGGGTGGTCACTTGGCAAGGACCGTGCCATCGCATTGTGGCCGGAATCCGGGGCATTGGGCCTGGCACCGAACGTGCAATGGTACGGGGCATGGCAAACGTCACCCCTTACACTTTGGTAATCGCCGGGTCGCACTGGCAGGCCGGGAAGACCCGCAAGAACGGGTTCACCCCTATTACCCGCGCGCGTTCGGCCTGGCAGGGCTGGACGGCGGATCAATCGGCCGAGGCCGGGCGGTTGGCCGGTTCCGGGTCCTTTGTGTACAACGGCGCGTTGCGCGCGGTCCAGGCAGCCCGCGCCTACCTGCGCCAGGCCAACGTTGACCAGGTGCAAATTCGGACGAACCAGAGCCGAACGATCCTGGTGTACAACAAGCGTGCCAACGGCACGATTACCTTTTACGACGCGCGCGACTAACCAACGGAACCAACTAACCAAGGACACCGTCTACACCATCATGAAAACGACAACCGCTACCAAGGCAACCCCGCGCATCCGGTTCAACTGGGGCTTCTGGGATGGACGCAACGACGGGTTGGCCGGGCGTTCAGCGGTGTGGAGCAAGCACGGCAAGAGCCACCCCGACAAGATCTACGAGAAGGGCTACTGGGCTGGCCGGGCCACCAAGAGCGATGACCCCGCGCCAACGTCGAGCGAGCCTGCTTGGAAGGCGGAAACCAAGTGACCATCAAAGAGGTCATCTGCGCCTGGTGCAAACGGATCAAATGCACCTTCGAGGAGTCGCCGGAGAAGGGCTACGCTTCCCACGGGATCTGCGAAGACTGCCGCCAGCGATTACTGGAGCAGGCGTGAACCTTGCACCCACGTTCCAACGGGGCTACCTAGTGACCTGCGCTTGCAACGAGCGGGCCGGAACCGAGTGCCAGTTTCACGCGCGCCAACCTCGGGCTTGCCCGAAGGGGTGCGGCGGGGAATTGAACTACCAGCCTGGCGGACGGCGAGAGCCGGTGTTCGCGGGCGGACGGCGGGTTGGCAGCCGCGCAGTACCTGGGCCAACGCGGAATTGCAATCGATGTGAACACTGTGAATAGGAGAACCCTGGAGCCAATCATGTTGAAGATCACTTTTACGTTTGTCGAGATGCCAGGCGACCACCAGGTCGAAGCGATCACGGTTCGGAGCAAGACCACTGATACGGTGGTTGCGCTGCAGCAGGCCCTGGCGTTTATCGAGGGCGTCACGACGATCGCGGTGGACAAGATCACGATCGAGAAGTTCATCGCATAAGGGAGAGACGAATGACCGCGCCCGCTCCGCTCAACTTCAGACCGATCTACGATCGGCACCAGGGTCCCTACGTCTTGCTGCTCCTGCGCGAGGACGCCAAGGGCAAGCAGTTCACCGACCGCATCACCGGGTCGCTTCGCGCGCAGGCCGCGCACGAGAAAGCGGTGGACCTGGTCTACGGACGAGATCCCAAGTACACCGATGTCGATTCGGTGTTTGTCTTCTCCGACACCGAGGGCCAGTTCACTGGCGCATTGTATAAATGCGGTGAAGACTACGCAGCCTGGGAACACCTGCCGATCGACGACTCCTCGCCCGCGTCGTCGGCCAAGCCGAAGCGCACCGGCCTCACGGTCAAAGAGGGCGCGGCCAGGTCCGTTGTCAACGCGATCGTGCAAGCGGAGACGGCCGAGGCCGCAGGGTTCGTTGGCCACCACGAGGTTGATGGCGACAAGGTCGCGAGCGTGCCCAAGCCGAAGAAGGAACGCCCGGCCAAGCTGCCCGGCGATCGGTTCCCGGTCATGCGCGGACGGCCCTTGGTCCACAACCCCGAAGGGGAATGGCCGAAGTCTGCGCCCGCTCAGTTCGTGAAGTCCTTCTTCGGGCAACAGCCACCCGACTACTCAGCGACGTCAGCGGAACTGGTCGCGGCTATCGGTCAGAGCCTCACCGACCTCGGCGTGCAATTCCCCGCGTCATTGATCAGCCGACTCAAGCAAGCAGGTCTCTTGAAGGAAAAGACGTATGACTCGGAACCTCAATAGCCTTTTACGCAGACGATCGATTGCTCAAAAGTGGGTGCGGCCACGTGTTCCGAGTCGAGGTGCCTTTAACAATTTGAGCAAGGAAACTCAAAAACTTCTGCAGGAAAAGATGGTCCTGGCGTTTCTAGCGGGTCTTCAGTTTGCCAGGACTCGCAAGGCAGTGATGACGGACGAAGGGTTTATTACCAAGGAGAAAGCATGAGTCACAAGAACCGCAAGGCGATGCATCGCAACAACGGAACCTCCAAGCCACGAAACTCCGCGCGCATCACCACCGGCGAGGGCGCGAAGGAATACGACTGCGAAACGCTGGCGTTGATCCGGGGCATCGTACCCGGCGTGACCCTGGTGACCCCGCTGGGCATCCAGGACGAGGGCGACGACGATCGGCTCTCACGTGCCCGCGCGTTGGCCCGCCTGCACTCGACACCGCACTGCGCGGTGATCCGGGTCGAGACGATCAGCACCAAGTACTTTCAAGAGCTGGTCCTCGGCCACGCCCACGAGATCCACGTGATGCGGTCGAAGATCCAACACGTGGGCGCGGAGCAACCGTGCCCCTACGGCACCATGATCGTCGTCTTCAAGCCTGGCCACAAGGACCGCATCGAGAACGGTCTCTGCCCGATCTACTGGGAGCGTGCAGCATGAGCACCCCATCAGATCAACGCGCGGCCATGACCTTGATCATGGTGGTCGCTGAAGCCGTCCGCCAGGCCGGGGAGATTCCTTCCGGCCACCTCTACGCCACGGTGATGGGTTCTCTGTCCCTGGAGGCTTACAATACGGTGATCGAGCGACTCAAGAAGGCCAAACTGATCAAGGAAGAGAACTACCTGATCAAGTGGGTCGGCCCAAATCACATCTGCCCGTTGGCCTGCCACGACGACAATCACAACGGCGACGTCCACGTCGGCATGGGATGCGGCAACCCCAAGTGCTGGAAGTACGACGCCAACAACGCGCCACCGCAGAAACCGATGCCGAAGGACCCACGCTGCACCTGCAGTGGGATTGACAAATGAGACTCCTCGGCCACATCCTGACGTCCGCGTTGCTGGGCATCATCGCCGCGCTGATCATCCAGCATCCCATAGCATTGGTCACCTGTCCACCGATCGGATATGCCAGCGAGTTCCTCTGGTTCCCAGAGGAACGGTGGTGGCTCAAACGCATCTGGCGCAAACTGCGCGGCCGGTGTCCGATGTGCGGCAAGCCACGCATGCCCAAGGCCAAGCGGAACAATCCGCTCGACATCTACAGTTTACGCACCGACGTGTCGCAGCTGCGCGAAGATCCTTCTCGGCGGAAGTTTGTACGGCGCGGGGAAAGCGCGCCTTCGACAGATCTGCGAGGACTACAAATGAAACCCACATGCTTCTGCAAACCGAAGGTGGCCGACTGCCCGAAGTGCAGCAAGACTGATTACTCAAAAGTCAAACCACCCTCGGGTTCCGGTAACAAGGGAGCGATGCTGAAGGCCCGGTTGTACCTGCGGACGGTGGCCGCATGATCGCCCGCATCGAATTCGACTACCGAGCGGAGTTTGAGAAGCTCGCTCAGAACCCCGCCAGCCTGGCGGTGATGCAAGCAAGCATCGCCGGGGCACCAACTGGAGAGGAGGCTCTCAAAGGGGTACAACTGGCCGCGCGAGACGCTCATCGACATCGAGACGGACGGCCCGCGCCTGACGTCGATCGGTCTGCACTTCACGGTGAAAAGCTTTAAGGGCACAATGCCCTTGCAAACCGTCCTGCCTGACGGTAAAGATTACGTCGTTCACGTCCACATCCCGAACCTGGGGCTGCTGACCGTGGACGAGGTAATCGTCGAAGAGGACTGTTGCACCGACAACCTGCAGCGACGACTGAACGAGGGCTGGCGCATCCTCTGCGTGTGCCCGCCGAACAACGCACGAAGGCCTGACTACATCCTGGGGCGACAGAAGGACATGGACGGTCTATGAAAACAAACTCACGCACTGAAACGCAACGTCGGAATGAGAAGATGATGTCGATGAAACTCGATCCAACTGATGTACATCAGCTACGAACCTGGGCAGAAAGCCTGGCACGCACGCAAGAGGCACAAATTCATATCATCCGTGATATGCTTTGTCACGCAAGCGAAGACAACATGACGACTACCGATCGCACGTTTGCGTGTGCGACACTACACCTGTTAGAGTCTATTAGAACAGTAAGGCCCTGGACGCCGGAACCCGGCGACCAGTTTGTTAAGGTAACGGAAGAATAACAACGGAGTACCGGATCTCATCAAGCCTACAGCAGCAAGAGGGGCTCACGCATGAAACTTGAAGACACCTACCAGCTACCTGAATATCGCCCGATGCGTATTAGTCAGGAAAACGTAGAATGGCTAGCGACAGTACTGGGAAGACCACAAAGATCTCCGTCATGGGCACGTCGTTACGTTAAGAAGGTTATCACGGAAGTTAAAAGGAGGATTGAACATGAGAGCAATCAGCGATAAGACGTTGGACGAGTTCGAGACCACGGCCATCGAAGGGGCCAAGCGCATCAGGGCGTTCTTTGCCTACGAGGGCACCACCAACAAAACCTACATGGACAAAGCCAAGATCGGCGCGGTCGTGATCGGTGGCTACGCCCGGCTCCGCGCCAGCGAGACGAACCGCATGTCGATCGAGGCTGCGGCGGCGAAGAAGGTTAAGTAAAGTGAAGTCCCACACTTCAGTTAAAAAATGTCAGGAGTGTGGGACTCTCTTTAAACCACTAGAGGGTTATTATTCTCGAACTAGATTTTGTGTGTCCTGTAGGCACACGAGATTTCTCAGGCAAGTGCGCGCCCGGTATCAGAGTAAAATAGCAGCAACACGCGACTGCAGTGAGTGTGGAAGACTATTCAAACCAAAGCAAAACCCCTACACTAAATTCTGTTATCGCGCCACATGTATACGTAAGAGAAGGTTAAAGAGTTATTATAAACATAAGGTCCAGCCACCTTTAATACGTTCTTGCAGAGCTTGTGCGAGTTCGTTTAAACCCACAAAGGGCCACCGAACACGATCTATATTTTGTTTATCCTGTAGACGAGAGAGATTGTTAAAACAGGCGCGTGACTCCTATCACAGGCACAAGATTAAGAATCGCAAAAGCAGACTGGCGTCACAGAAACGCTCTAGACAAGGCCCCAAGTATCTTGAACGCTGCCGCCAGTGGCGACAAACGTCCAGGGGACGGGAGGCCGCAAAACGAAATAGGCTTAACGCCTGGAGAAAGTACACTGAAATCGTCTATGGGTATCTCCCAGAAAACGTTATTGAGTTACTTTCTCTCAGGAGAGAATTTAGAGCAAGTTTTAGAAGAGATCACCATAAATGAAACTTATCGTCGAAGGCCCGGACGGCGCGGGCAAAAGCACCGTCATCGAGAGGCTTGGCCTCGACCGCATCCACCTGAAGTCCCTGCGCGGTGGCGTCGGTGGCACGACCCAGGCCGGGTGGGCGGGCGTGGACGACGCGCCAGTGGCCTACGCCCGAAAGCTGATGGAGTCACCGGACAACACCGCGTTCGATCGCTTCTACCTGTCGGAGACTCTCTACGGCCCCATGCTACGAGATGGGTCATCGATCACCGATGAGGAAGTGGTCCTGGTGCGTCGAGTCGAACGCGCCCTGGGTATCCAGACGGTGATTTGCCTGCCCTCGTACGTCACGATGCTGAAGAACGTGATGCTGGACGGTCGGGAGCGTCCGATCTACCAAACTCCAGCTTTCCTTCGGGGAGCGTACGAGAAGTGGGTCAGCCTGGCCAACCGAACACCCACCGCGCATCTCTTCAACTACGAAACGGACAATCAACCGACGCAGGCGGACCTTGCGGCCTGGCACGTTGAACCAACCATGCCCGCGATGCTGATTGGTTCCCCGCGCGCCAAGGCCCTGGTCGTCACCAGCGACTCGATGTACCTCCCCGCCTTCTCCATGAAAGATCTTGCTGCAGCGACGTTGAATCGCGCGCTGTGGTACAGTGGCTGGAGAGAGGAGAGCCTGGCTTTCACCAACGCCCTGTGGGCATACAATTCTGATGGTGTCAAAGCGGCTCTCCTCCCCACCCTCCAGATGATTATCGCCGTTGGCCAGGATGCCGCGAACCAACTCGCGGCCCACGGCATCGAGAACGGCTCACCGAACTCTCCGCTCGTTTTCACGGTGGCCGATCCCCGGTTCACCACGCTTACCAACCTGACAGACACACTGAAGTCGATTCGGAACGTAGCATGATCAAAGACTGTATCGAAGACACGATGTTGCTCAGCCACACGCGCAAGCCTCTACGAGATCAACCCAAGCAGAGCAGCGACCCGCGCATGCAGAACCTGGGGTGCGGCGTCCCGACCGTCGAAGAGGTCGAGGAAGTCAACGTCCTATACTACGGTCCTCCCAAGGTGAGCCGACCGTTGCATGGATCTCTTTGATTCGATTCCACAGATAGAGCAGAAGGAAGCGGCAGCGGCGTTGGTGCAACACCACCAACGTCGCCAGGAGTACCGTCGCCAGGTGGCCGACATTCCGTTGCGTCGGTCCTATAACCAAATGCTCGACAGCGTGAAGGACTGGCAGGTCCCGGAGCTACCCGACCTCTCTCAGTTCGACGAAGTCATCATCGACCACGAGTCCACGGGCCTGGCGTGGTGGCGCGACGACGAGATCATTGGCACCGGCATCTGGACGCCCGACGGTGTGACGCGCTACCTGCCGATCCGTCACAAGATCGGACCCAACATCCCAATCGATCGATACAAGGAGTGGGCTACCCGAGAGCTGCGCGACAAACGGGTCGTGAACATTCGCACCAAGTTTGACCTGCACCTGTTCCGCAAGGATGGCATCGACCTGGACGCCCAGGGCTGCACCTTCGGGGACGTGGCGCACTACGCAGCGCTGTTGGACGACCACCGCACCCACTTCAACCAGAAGGACCTGGTGGCCGCGTTCCTCGGCAGTGACGCGGGCAAGATGACGGAGACGGACGGCTACCAACTCGACGCGGGCCGCTTCGCGGAGTACCCAGCTGGCCTGGTGGCCCGGCGCGCGGAACACGACGTGTTGATGGTCGCCATGCTGCAGAAGGCCATGTGGCCGCAGCTGACCGAACAGGACCTGCACCGGGTGCGCGCTGTCGAGGATGGCATCATCCCGGTGGTCGTCGAGATGGAACACAACGGTGCTCCTATCGACGTCGAGAAGCTGACGCTGTGGTGTGACCAATCGGAACGCGACGTTCAGCACCTGCTGCTGGAGATCCAGCGCATGACCGGCGTGCTGTTGGACACTCCCAACAAGCGCGACGACCTGGCACGAATGTTCCGGGCGATCAACATCGACCCGCCGAAGGCCGCTGAAGCCAACGAGAAGGGCGAGCGCAACGACAGCTACGCCGACGACCTGCTGGCCGCGATCGATCACCCGGTGATTCCGTTGGTCCGCAAGGCTATCTCGATCGCCAGCCTGCGGTCTAAGTTCCTGGTCAAGTATCTACGGTCGGTGAGCAGCAGCGGTATCCTCCGCTACGAACTTCACCAGCTGCCCTACGAGCGAGACAAAAAGGATGGCAGCGGAGCGGGTGGCGCGGTGAGCGGTAGGTTCTCGTCGGCTGCCATGCAGTACTACGATGAGAACGGTCGTCAGAAGAAAGACGGTGGAAACATCCAACAGGTGTATGGCGTCAAGTCTCAGTTCAATCCCAAGCAGGACTTCAACCCCACCCAGGACTACATCGTCCGTAAGTTGTTCGTGCCCGACAGGCAGGCCAACCCAGATGCGGTGTGGTTCACAGCCGACATGGCGCAGATCGAGTACCGACGCTTTGTGTCGTACTCAGAGTCAGAACGACTGATCGACTCCTACCGCAGGGACCCCATGACGGACTACCACGTCCTGGTCCACGGTTTGATCCTGGAGCACACCAAGAAAGACTTCGAGCGAACCCACGTCAAAAACCTCAACTTCGCTTCGCTCTACGGCGCGGGCATGTTGAAGATCGCTTTCATGGTGGGCGAGATCACCGAGTCGGAACTCCTGGAGCTGCGCGGCATCCAGCAGCGGCACGGCAACAAGGTCGCGGCCAATGACCCTCGGGTAGCCAAGACCAAGGCCCTGTACGAAACGTACCATTCGATGTTCCCCGAAGTTCGGGACCTGCTGAACCTGGCCTCAGACACGGCCAAACCGGGCCACGACGACGGCTGCAAGCGTTATTGCACCAAGGATCACCGGGGCTACGTGATGACGGCCCTGGGGCGGCGGGCGCGGTTCCGGTCGGGCGACAGAATGTACTCGGCCCTCAACCGCGTGATCCAGGGCACGGCCGCTGACGATAACAAGGTGGCGTTGATCGACGTATACAAGGAGCGACACACCCTGGGATTCGTTCCTCGTTTCACGGTCCATGACGAACTGTGCGGCGACCTCATTGATCCGCAGACGCTTCCACGCATGAAGGAGTTCTTAAACCAACAAAGACTCGACTGCCGGGTGCCAATCCTCTGGGCGTCGAACACCGGGCCGTCGTGGGCTGAGTCCAAATGAGCTTTGTGTACTTCGCACCGAAGGCTGGTCTGGTGAAGATTGGATTCAGTCGAAACCCAAAGCGACGGGCCAGGGAGCTGGAACCAGACGGTCCCGTCAAGCTGGTCGCCGGGTCACCGAGGATGGAGAAGGAATTGCACCAATGGTTCAACGTGCAACGAGTGACCGGAGAATGGTTCAGAAACGACGGCGACCTGAAGCAATTCGTGGACGCCCTGGAGCTTTTACTGGACACCGGCCCTTGGCAACGGACACGCAACAAGCCACGTAAAACCAAGCAGTCCTCTGGTTGGATGAGACGATAATGAGTGTACGTTTTAAGATTGGTGACCCGCGCAATCGGCGCGTGGAGTTTGTCTGCACTGACGGACAGATCATGTACTACCCGGTGGGCAAGCGGATGCGCGTTGACGCCAGCACCACCGACGTGGGCAAGATCGAAGGGATCATCATCAAGACCCAGCGCATGAAGAACAAGCCTCACTGGAACGTGACCGTCGAATGCCCGCCCATCGAGGTGAGCTTCACCCACTTCGCCATCCTCGATGGCGAGACGATCGACCTACATTACGAGGGACCACGGGACACCACCTTCGGCCACGACAGCTACATCAAGCCCTCGCTGAAGGTCGTTACCTTCCACGTTCCCGAAAGGTACTTTTCGGGCTTCGAGGCTCTGTTCGCTCACAACCAGATGGTGCATCTGGTGCTTGAGGGCCAAGAAACCCAAGTCAGCGGATACGTCGGCCAGCTCGATCCCCTACGCGGCCGGGTGTCGGTTCACGTCGTGTCTAACACTGAACGGCGCGACTACCACGCGGAGTCGCTGGCCAAGTCGCAGCTGGTTCAGATGTCGAAGAACCTGGGCATCCCCTACCACATTCTCACCGCCGACCCGACCTACGGCAAGCCGGTGCTGCACGACGCATATGCGACGATCAAGGACTGTGACGAGTACATGGAGCAGACGCTGGAACAGAAGCGTCGCCTGAAGGAGTTGATCACGAAGGAGTGGATCACACCGAACGTAGGCTACGCGAACGGCATACTTCGGAGCGGTAAAATGAGTTTCGCACTCAACTTTAAGGAGACAGACGACATGAGAATCTTTGATGCGGTGGTGGTGAAGGTGGACGACAAGGGCACGCCGACCGAGATCGCCAAGGTGGTCGCGCCGTTCCTGGCCAAGGACGAGGCGGCGGCGAAGACCGCTGTCATGGTGGACTACGCCACCGAGAACAAGATCGCCGGAAAGGACCTCACCGGGATCTCGGTCCTGGTGCGTCCATTTCAGGTCTCTTACTGATCTCTGGTCGCTCATCACCTCGATGCCGGTTGCCGCCTGGCAATCGCAGCTACTCGATCGGGTGATGACAGGCGAGAGACTGTACATCGACCCAGGCCGACGTCGGCGCGCGATGTTCGTGAAGACGCCTGACCAGGTACGGTTGCAGATGGACTTCGGTGGCCCGGCGTACACGTACGGGCTGAGCGAGGCGGTCATCAAGGACTCGGACGTGTTTCCGCCGACTCCCAACTGTCGATGCACGACAACGTTCGACGGCGGCGTACCAGTACAGCAGGCCCTCGATCGGATCAAACGCAAGGTCGAGCGATCGGTGCTCGACGCGATGAAACACGGTGTTCAGATCAAGGGTGCATGAACGAGCGATCGATCACCGTGGAAGTCTTGAAGGACCTTCGGGGCCGCTTACCCGGCTCCGAGGTCCTCAAGCATATGGACACCGGAACCCGAGGTATCCCGGACATCTCCGTTCACATGCTGGCCAGGTGGGCGGGCATCGAACTGAAGCACCAGAAGGTCGGTCGGTCGCTCAAGGAGATCTGCGACGGAGCGCAGCTGTCCTTGTGCCATCGCCTGGGCGCGGTGCATGGCGGACGGTCCTGGGTGGTCGTCTACGAAGACGATCCTTACCAGGTCACCGTGTGGCAACCACGCGCGCTGTTCGCCAAGCTGTGGCCCAGGGTGGCCGGGCCAAGCGAGTGGAACAAGATCGGTACTGAACCGATGGTGACGTCCCTCGGGGAATTCACGCGGGGCGACGTCATCAGCGCCCTGAACGTTCACGGGGCGATCACCGTCAACGATTGGTCGTACACGATCCCAACGATCCTGGTCATCAAATCGCTACAGGGAATCAAGCCATGAACATTCCGATCATCGGTCAACCAAAGGTCACGGACTTCTTCATCACCATTCAGATCGAGTGTCCATGCAAGACCAGCTTCATGTTGGTCGGTGCAGTGGGCGCGACGAGGCCCTGTCAGAACCCCGCGTGCGACAAGATCTACCAGCTGTCACGGTGGCCGGTGCCCGGCCCTGACGGAGTTCTGGAATGGCCTCTGGGCGTTGGGGTGATGAAGAAGTGATCAACCCCTGCAAGTACCCAGGCTGCATCGCCCAGGCCAACGAGGGCCGGGACCACTGCACCATTCACTACCCGGAGAACGTCGCGCATCGAGCGGTGATCATTGTCACCACGCACCTGCATCCGCTGATCGCGCGCAAGCAGCCGTTCGTGCCGCTCGACAAGACGGAGGGTTTCCACCGACGCATCACCACCATCCGCGACGAAATCTGCGCGGCCATCAAGAGGACCACGTAATGCCAATGGACCCAGACTCACCCTTCGCTCGACTCGGTGGCGGCAGCGCCGTCGAGGGCGCGCGGATCGGTTGGCGGTACTCCGGTGAAGTGATCTGCAAGGGCACTGAGAAGGACCCAGGGTGCCAACACGTATGGACGGTCCCCGTCAACCAAGGCGGTGCCATCGCGTCCGCCTGTCCGAAGTGCCATCGGACCACCGGGTTGATTCTCAGAGACGGCAGCGTGCAAGAAGCACCGCCACCCCGAAAGTAGAACCCGTGGAACATCAACTAGAAGAAGGCCGCGACGACGGCCTGGCCAACTGCCTGGTATGCGGTGGCGCGGAGGGCAGCCTGCTGCCGGAGTGCCCTGGCCACCAGCTGACCTTTGAAGAGCACGAGGCCAACTACAAACGGATGATGGAGATCCAGCACCGACGGATCTTGCTCTTGCAAGCGGTGAAGTCTCTCATCGAACTGGTGCCGTTGGACCGCCCGCTGTTCATCCTGGACACCGAGACCACCGGACGCAACCCATCGACCGACCGCATCTGCTCTCTGCACTTCACGGAGATCAAACCGGACGGCTCGATGCGCGACTGGCACACGTACATCAACCCCACCATCCCGATTCCCAAGGAGGCCACCTTCGGGGAGGGTGGTGTCTACGAGGGCCACGGCATCACCGACGAGATGGTGAAGGACGCACCCACATTTGCGGCCTTGGCCGACAGCTTTCTGCGTGGATTCCAAGACTGTGACTACGGCGGGTACAACATGAAGAGCTACGACCTGCCGCTCATCAAAGCCGAGTTCGAGCGGGTGAGCAAGGTCTGGTCGTACAGTGGTGCCCGCATTCTGGACGGGTACCGGCTCTGGCAGGTCGCCCAGGGACGCAGCCTCAGCGATGCCGTACGGGCGTTCCTGGATGAGGACCACGCTGGCGCGCACGGTGCGTCCGCCGACGTTCACGCGTCGTTGCGGGTCATCGTGGCCCAGCTGCAACGTTTCCCCAACCTGCCCCGTACGTTGGCCGAACTCCACGAACTGTGCTACCCGCGCGACCCGAACGCGATCGACCCCGAAGGGAAGATCGTGTGGAAGGATGGCGCGGCGGTTGTGAACTTTGGCAAGAAATGGTCTGGCAAAAGGCTTGACATGATGACCAAACGCGACCTAGAGTGGATAGCGTTCACGGCCACGGGCATGTCGCCGGAGGTCAAGGCCATCTGCAAAGCAGCCATCGACGGCAAGTATCCAACGAAGGAGTCAGCTTGAACCACACGATCATCGATATTCTAGCTGGGATGGGCGCGGCGTACCTCGCTCTCGCCTATCTCGGGTCCAAGTTGTTTCCACGGACGGAGGTCGTCAGTGCCTCGGACCCACGATATCAATCCAGGCAAATGTAAGACCTGCGGTCGCCAGATGGTCCACTGGCGGTCGGCAGCACCGGACGATCCAAGGATGAACTGCGGCGGCGACTGCTGGCGCTGCGTGAAACGGATGGAGGGCACTATGGTCACTCAACCAATAGAGCATGACGACCACAACCACCTCCTGGGAACACCGATGCACGTACCCGCCGAAGCAACATCAGAGGGACGGAGTGTTCGCTCTCGTCGAGCGAGACATCTTCCTGCTTGCCGACGAGGTCGGATGCGGTAAGACGAAACAGATTATTGACGCGGCCCAGTTGCTGTTCGAGGCTGGTGAACTGGACCTGATCCTGGTGCTCTGCCCGGCGTTCGCGCGAGGTGTGTGGGCCAACCCGGACCCGGCCCTGGGCGAAATCGCCAAGCACAGCTGGCCCACGGTGCCGTACGCTTGCCGAGAGTACTCGATCGCCAACCCGGACCTGCGGGTGCAGCGAGGCATCCACGGTTCACGCACCGACGAAGACACGTTTCTACGATGGCTGGTGACCAACTATGAATTCGTCCGACGCGAAGAGCGTCTCCATCCTCTGCTCAAGTACCTGGCCCTGCGTAGGTTCTGGTTGGTCTGCGACGAATCATGGATGCTCAAGGACCAGGGCGCGGTCCAGTTCAAGGCAGCGTACACGATACGCAAGATGGCCAAGCGGGTCACCCTGTTGAACGGCACTCCCATCGCTGACAACCCGATGGATCTTAACGCCCAGATGAAGATGCTGGACGACAGCATTCTCGGGTTCGAGTACCGGGACCGCTTTGGCCGCAGTAAGATCTCTACCTCCACGACCCGCTTCCGTCAGCACTATGCGTTGCTGAAGCCCAACGTCAACTTCCCCATGATCGTCGGATGGCAGAATCTGGAGGAGTTGCGCGCCAAGGTCGCTCCGCACGTGCTGCGACGAAAGACTCGAGAGTGCTTCGACCTACCGGATATTCTTGATCCAGTGATGGTGGAGGCCAAGCTCGACGATAAAACCACCTGGAAAATGTACAGGGACATGCGAGACAACATGCTCGCATGGATCGACGACGGCTCGGGAATCTCCAAGGCCAGCATGACGCAGCAAGCGATCGTGCGCGGCCTGCGCCTGGCCCAGATCACCAGCGGCTACCTTGGTGGCATCCGTGAGTTTGACATGTCGATGGAGGGCGTGGACCCGGAGATGGCCAGCCTCGACGACTTGATCGATGAGGAGAGTGGATTCATCCCAGCGCTAGTTGAAGCGGAAACCAAGGAGATCGGCCGCGAGAAGCTCGATGGGTTTCTCGATTGGCTGTCGCACATCGATCCTTTACCCCCCAGGCTGTTGGTGTGGGCACGCTTCCGCAAGGAGATCGAGCGTTGCGCTGCGGCGTTCGAGCCTGGGTCCCCGAAGAGACACCTGGACCGCGAGATGTTCCTGCTGTACGGCGGGCAGAAGAAGGCCGAGCGTGAGCTGGCCGTGCGCGCGTTGAACCCGGCCATCATCCCCGACCGCAAGAACGGCGTGGTCGGCAGCCCACAGGCGGGCGGCGCGGCCCTCAACCTCTCGGGTGCCAGCATGGCCGTGAACCTGAGCCACGACTTTAACCTTCGGGTGTTCCTGCAGGCACGCGGGCGCATTGACCGGCCAGGCCAAACGGAGAAGATTCAGTACGTGGACGTGGTCGCCACCGGCCCCAAAGGCCAGCGTACCATCGACCATCATATCCTCGCGGCCCTTCGCGGCAAGGATGACATTGCTCAGTGGACCACGGCCACCTGGCGTCAGAAGCTACAGGACGAAGGCTGATGCCATACAAGTCCAAGGCCGTTCATCGTGCGTCCAGTCGAAAGTACTACTGGAACAATCGCACCAAGGCTCTGTCCAACGTCAAGAAACACTACCACCAGAAGATCGGAACGTGGACTGCGCGACGTCTGGGCCTCACGAAGGAAGACTACGATCGACTCTCACGGAAGCAATTACATCGGTGTGCGATCTGCCGACGACCAGAACGCATCAAGCACCAAGTCACCGGCAAGCGTAGCCGTCTCGCCGTGGATCACAACCACAAAACGAAAGTCATTCGTGGCTTGCTCTGTCGTCGCTGCAACAGTGGCCTGTCCTTGTTTGGAGAAAACCCGGTGGTACTTCGTGCTGCGGCACGCTACTTAAGGAAAATCAAATGATCTACTTGATTGCGTTCGGCATGCTCGTGTGGTTGCTCATGGAAGAGGGTTCTCTCTTCATCTACCACGCTACGATGTGGCGCGACCATCCGTGGGTGAGATCATTCCTCACGTACAGTGCTCGCGACGACTGGAAGTGGAAATGGAACCCCACGCACGGTCCTCAGACCTGGCCGTGGTGGCATTTGATCACCATCCGCGCCCACTGGATGGACGGACGCTGCTCTGATCCGGGCAAGCGTAAAGTGGGCGTGCGGTTCTGGTTCTACACTCGATGGGTGGATCAACACATCGATGTTCTGGTGCCCACCCATGATCTACGTTGACAACTACCGGGCGCGCTATCGCGGCATGTTCATGTGCCACATGATCGCGGACACCACCAATGAGTTGCTGGCGATGGCCGACACGATCGGTGTCGATCGACGGCACCTTCAAGACGCGGGCACGCATCGAGAGCACTTCGATGTCTGCGTCACCAAACGTGACCTCGCCATTCGGTGCGGGGCCAGGCTCGTTGGGCCACGCGACCTCGTCGCGGTGATCCAACGGAAACGGTGTCCCCAACCGGGGACACAAATGGCAGGCACGATTCCTGCAGGGAGTTGAAACCGCATGGCAAGTAAATGGGCGCACCTCAAAGGCAAGGTTCCAGAGAAGGCTCCGACGCTTCGGGACATGGCCTTGGGCGAGGAACTGAACAAGATCGACGCGGCCGACATCGGCCAGCTCACCGACGAGTACAACGCGCTGTGGAAAGAGTCCGACGACCTTGCCGCCCTGGTGAAGGCGAACAAACTCAAGATGGACGCCCGCGAGATCCTCATCCGCAAGCGTCTCGCAGCGAAGGGTGTCGATGGCGCGATGGTCAACGGCTACACCTGGACGGAGAAGTTTGAGCCTTACCCGGTGTGCGAAGACCCCGCAGCGATCGTCGAGTACTTCCGCACCCACGGCATGGAGGATCAGCTCAACCTCTCCAACACGGAGCTGGCCAGCCGTCTCAAATCATTCGTGAAAGATGAAGCGGCCAGGGGCGAACTACAAGTCATCACCATCCCTGGTGAGAACGGCGAGGAAGACACTACGGAGGTTCGGAGTTCGGTTCCTGGCGTGAAGGTCTTTCTCAAAGCCGACCTGTCGCGCGTCAAGTCATCAAAGAAGGAGTAGAGAGCATGAGCACGGAAGACACTCGTCTGGCCGCACAGAGCGGCAACACGGCCATCGCGGAAACGTTCGCGCCAATGGAAGGGTACAGCGCGAACGACATGAGCGGCAAGGAAGGCATCACTGCCGCCGACTGGAAGCCCGCGTTCTTGGCCCTCGCGCAGTTGACGTCCAAGGCCAAGGATGAAACGGGGGACGCTTACATCCCCGGCATCCAGCTGGGCGACATCTACAACACGGAGACCAAGCAGGTCTTCGGCAAGGGTCCCGTCGAAGTCCAGCTGCTGCGTCACCGCAAGCGCGCGTACCTGCCCGACGAGAACGGCCGCATGGGCGAGGAGATCGCCTGGGACGACCCGCGCTGCGAGTGGCCCACCGAGGAAGAGAAGAAGAACTGGAAGGGCAAGGGCAAGCCACACCCCGAAGGTGTGCGCGTGTACGACTGGGTCGTCCTGATCCTGAACGGCGCGTACCCGGAGCTGGCGATCGTCTCGTTCAAGTCGAAGTCGTTCGGCGCGGGACAGACGCTGGCCAAGTGGGCAGGGTCCATCCAGGGTCCGGCCTTCATCGCCAAGTTCAAGATCACGTCGCAGCTGCAGCAGAACGACGCTGGCAAGTTCGGCGTGTTCGCGGTCGAGACGGCGGGCAAGCCGAGCGTCGAGCAGGCTGCGTACGCCAAGAAGATCTACGAACAGATCAAGGACAAGGCGATCCCGACCGACGAGCAGGTCGTGAACGATGCGCCGGATGGCGCGGCAGACGAGGCCCCGGAGAGCCAGGGCGGCAACAAGAAGAAGGACAAGGTTCCCTTCTAATCGAGACAAGGTCTGGAGAAGTGAAAGCTACTAGCGTCCAAACGAAGGGACCCGTACAACCGGCACACCTTCCTCAAATGACGATGCTGTCCGTGCGACTCGGACCAGGCCCCATTGCAGATGAGAACGTCGGCCGGGTTGATCCCGACCGACGTCCCTCAGTGTCATTGCGAGAGCGGTTCGACGCGCACCAGCGATTCGTTGTTGAGTCTCTTTGCCATTTGTCTACCCTCCATCCGTTTGGGCTTGATTGCCCTCCGTTGGTCTTTTCATTATTCAACATGCGTGCCTGGTTTCCAGCTCATCTGTAAGGCCGAACCAGCTCATCACTAAGGACACTTTTGGGAAAGGGATTACATAATGAGTGCAAAGCCACTAGTCATCAGTTTGCACAATGGGGATTGCTTGGAACTCCTCAACAACATGGACTTCAAAAGCATGTACCCGACGCCTGGCAAAATTTCCAAGGCCGATGCCTGCGTGTGCGACCCGCCGTACGGCTTTGACTTCGGAGGTTCCAAGGACTGGGATTCCTTTGAAGACGAGCGGGGTGGCGGCGACCTGTCGCAAGACTCAGAAGCGTTCGCCAAGTTCACCGAAGGCTGGGTGCGCGGGGTCATGGACAGACTCTGGGCTGGAGGGCACGTCCTGGCCTTCTCCGATAGCACTACGCTCGACCTCCTCGGGCGCGGCTACCGCCTGGCTGGGCTACCCATCGTACGCGGGTTCGCCTGGTTGTACGCCTCGGGCCAGGTCAAGAACCCCAACGACCCACGGCCTGGCTTTGAACCCATCCTGTGTGGTAGGTTCATGGGTCAGATGGGTAACCTCAAGGACTTGAACAAGTTGTTCAAGACGACGGGACGCGGCCAACTGAACGCCCAGGGTTGGAAGGCAGAGGATGGCAAGCATCCGACCAACGTGATGGTCTCGGAGGAGGCCGTGGCCCTCGACGAAGATCTCGCGCGCATGGTCATGGAGAACAAGGCTTCGTTCTTCGTGCCGAAGCCGTCCCCGAAGGATCGAGACGCCTACTGCGGCGATCTGCCGGAAGTCGTTAAGGACAACCGGCTCTCGCACATGACGTCCAACGCCAAGGGCAAGGTCGTCAAGGACGTCATGGCGCAGAACTTTCATCCGACCGTGAAGCCCATCGAACTGATGCGGCGGTTGATCCGTCTGGTCAGTCGGCCGGGAGGCACGATCATTGACCCGTTCATGGGCAGTGGCACGTGCGGAGTCGCAGCCGTCCTAGAGGGCAGGAACTACATCGGCATCGAGCGGGAGGCCGAGTACTTCACGATCGCGGAGACCCGCATCAAGAACGCGTTGCAAGAGTACTACGACACCAACAAGGCAGCATAACGGAGGGAGTCATGAGTCAGGTCAAGATCAGCACACCAGGGCCGCACGGAGCCACCGCCATCGAACTGGACGGTCACCCCGTTCAGGACGTCACCCGCATTCAGATGGACTTCCCTGCGGACGACATCGCACAGGTTCATCTCGGAGTAGCTGTCACCAGGTCGTTTGAATGGGAGGGCGATGCAAACGTCGCTCTGCATTTGCACGTGCCGGAGGGCTGCCGGATGATCGAGGTCACGACTCATGGTGATCCCCAGGGCACCAAGAAGTGGATCGTCACGAGGATCACGCCGGTGATATTGCTCCTGCTCTTGTCGGCCCCGGCGTTCGCCCAGGGTGTCATCAGGTTCACCCAGGCGCGACCGCTCACGCCACAACAGGCTGCAGACATTCTGCGGCCCAACGAAACCCAGATCCCGCCCGTACTGCCCAACGGGCCGACCGTCACGTTCACCGGGGCGACCGCCCCTTATCTGGGTCCTTGGGACCGGAGCATCTATGGATCTTACTGGCAAGTTGGTCGTGCATATTCCGGATACGCGTGGGGTAGTCATCTCGCGGTTCGGTCGCGGCAATCTCAAGATCGGTTTGGGCGTGTACACGTTCTCCCGTATGCCCGGCCTCGATACTCAACCGGCGTTGGGTCTCGACGTCAGCCGCATGAGTTCGTGGGGCGTGAAGGACACGGGAACCTGCCCAGGGTCGAGCGAGGAGTGCCGCAAGATCTGCTACGCGGTGCGCCCAGTCCAGGAGCACGGCGCGGTGGAACAGATGTGGCGGGCCAATCGGGGCATGGACGTTCCGGAGATCCCCGCCGACGCTAAGCTGCTACGCCTGCACGTCAGCGGTGACTTCGACTCGATATCGTACATCGAGAACTGGATCACCCGGATGAAGGAGCGGCCGGACGTCACGATGTGGGTGTACACCCGGTCCTGGCGCGTAGCTGAGTTGCTCCCGTACCTGGAGACCCTTCGGGCGCTGCCGAACGTGCAGATGTTCGCGTCGATGGACGAATCGATCCCCGAGATGCCTCCTTCGGGTTGGCGTCGGGCCTGGATTGACGGCGACGTACGGGGCGGCACGCCACAGCAGGTTGCCGCCCACGCCGAGGACCCAGTGACGCATAACCTGGCCACGCTCGACGGCGGTGCCAGCTACGTGTGCCCGGAGGAGACCAAGCGTCAACCGAATTGCGAAGCGTGCGGTTATTGCTTCAAGGGCACCAAGAACGACGTCACGTTCCTTCGACACTAACCGGCACGCTGCTTGCAGCAGGGACCGGCATCCAACGGCAACCGACCACTACAGGAGTCAGCAGATGGCAACCAAGAAGAAGGCAGCGAAGAAGGCGGGCACCGGCCGAGAGCAGGTGGTCCTGCGGTTCCGCAAGGGACTCAAGGCAGCGGTGATCAAGGCTGCGGGCGACGTGTCGCTCAACAGCTTCATCGAATCGCTCCTGGCCAAGCGCGTCGGCTTCAAGCTGGCGTAACGAGGACCGCTCGATCACCACCTGGTGGTCGAGCACCTCGCATCTCAACGATCAAAACGAAGGGGACACGAACATGATGGGTGTGGTCAAGCAGTTCAAAGAGAACCTCAAGCGCACGAGAGCCGAGATGGCTGGCGTCGGCAAGTCCTTTGCCCGCCTGGTGAAAGCGGCCCGCGACATTCCTGGGATGCTACAGGAGCGTCCCAAGGGCAAGAAGAAGTACCGTCCTCGCACTCCCTACACCACTCTCAAGAACCTGCACAGGGTTCCAGTGGCGCGCGGCATCGCCGGTGCCTTCGTTCGCATGCTCGACAAGAAGCCCATGCAGTTCTTTACGGATGGAAGCCTGCGACACGTTTTGCCTGGCCAACGGCTGGGTAAGGCTCTCAGCAAGGCGCTGAAGCGGCAACGCCATCGCCAACGTGCAGAGTCAGCGCGACGTGCATCACTCCAACAAACAGCAGCTTAACTCCGGGGAGTCACATGAACGGACGCATCATTGCGATCAAGAAGGCCAAGCCAGGTGCCCGCATCGAACGAGGGTGTGGCGCGGGCTACGGTTTCATCAAGGACGAGGGCGGCGTCGAACGCTTCTTTCACTTCAACAACACGGACATCCCGGTTGAGGAACTGGAAGAGGGCATCGACGTAGTGTTCGAGCCGTACACCGAACCCAACAAGGAACCGGGCAAGGGCGAACGCGCCCGCGCCGTCACACGCGCGTGATTGCCTTCTTCACGGCCACGGGACGTCGGCTGGACTTGGGCAACCCCAAGCCAGCTGACATCTCCATCGAGGACATCATCGTCGCCCTGGCCAACCTCTGCAGGTACACCGGCCAGATCCGACAGTTCTATGCGGTCGGGCAGCACGCCTGTCTCGTGGGAGACCTGGTGCGCCCGGCCTTGTCCTTCCCAGCGCTGAACCACGACAACCCGGAAGCCTACCTCGGTGATATGTCCAGCAAGCTGAAACACGCACCCGAGATGGTGTGGTTCCGCGCGCTGGAGGCGCAGTGGGACGAGGCTTGCGCCTTGGCCCTCGGGTACCACGGGCTGACACCCGAAGAGAAGCACGAGATCAAGGTGGCCGACGACCTGGCTGCGGTGTTCGAGCGCATTACCCTGCGCTACCAGCGCGACTTCAAGGTGAACTACGACCTTGACCAGGCCGTGGCCGAAGAGTGGATCACCCATTCAACGGTGAAGCAGATGCGAGAGATTGCTCCGCGCCTGCCGAAGTACATGACGCACATGACTCCCGACATGGTCCGCGCGCAGTTCGCAGTGCGTTACGCCAGGTTCGGAGTGAGCTGGCGCAAGTGATGCACGTACTTGCCGGGTTGGTGGGCGCGGGACTCGGCATCTTCATCGGCCACGTCACTTGGAAGTGGGCCAAGAGGAATCTATGACAGCGACAGGGTCATGCTAGGCGCGGTGGTGCTGGTGATCGTCGCCATGTTCAACCCGCCGTCGTCTTCACCGCCGCGATGCGGCCCGTGCCGTCGCCCTGGTCCCCGCATGGGCGTCTGGGGTCGGTTCTCCAAGTGGTTGACGCACCGCGCCGAACGTCGGCAGGCCCGTCGCCTGGCCAAGCAGGCCGAGGACGCGGCCCAGGCCCGGCTCAACCCCGACGATCCCTTCGGGTACGACCTATGAGAATGCAAAAGATCATGCGGGTCGTTGACGCGATGGCCTCGCAGCGTCGGATGATCATCTGGTTGGAGTGCCACCACAAGATCAGCCTGACCCAACACCAGCTGGCATCGCTGCCACCAGGCTACCTGGAGAAGCAGGTGCAGACAGGCCAAGTAGAGTGTCCATTCTGCGAGGACCTACCGCAGGCAACGGCCCGCGAACAGAAGTCGGCCGCACGACTGTACAAGGAAGCAGGAGAACCATGAGCGTTCCACTCGTGATCATTGCGCTGGCCGTCGCCTACGTGCTGGTGATGTGTTGCGATCCCATCCGCGCGTACATTTGCGCGCGGGCTTTGAAGGAGTTGAGTCGATGAAATCGTTTCTCGGTGCAATCGGTGTCGTGTGCATTCTGTTCACGCTGGCCACGCTCACGTACGGTGGCTGCAGGGTCACCATCAACGGCCAGCCCTACGAGATCAAACTGGACCAGGGCTTGCAGCCGTAGGGTTCGTTCCCAACACGAGACCACAAATGTTGACACCCCTCCTCGCCGTCGTCGCCGGGTTGCTCACCGCCAAGCTGCTGGTGTTCCTTGCCAAGCGCTTCATCCAGATCTGCCTGCTCAGCGTGCTGCTGGCCCTGGTTCTTGCACCAACGCCCGCCCGCGCGCAAACGCTGGACCTCACCGCCACCCACGGCCGGGTGTACAACATCGCAACCGGGACATGGACGCTCGCATCCGTGCCTGGCGTGGAAATGTGCGTAGCCAACTTCACGGTTAGCGGGTCCTGGTGGTTCGATCTAAAGCAGGGCGGCACGTTCTTCGAGCAAGACTGGTCGGTGGCCTGGGAGAAGACCTGGCGCGACCGCATCACCGTGACGATTACAGGCGCGGTGTACTTCTTTCGTGAACTCGGGACCGACCGAGTGTGGATGGTGGAAACCCGTTACCGAGTCTTTGGGAGAAACTAATGGCGAAGCGTGAAACGTGTGACTTCAAGATCGAAGCGGGTTCGGAGCTAGTGCTCTGCGCCCTCGACAAAAACCACAAGGGTGATCACAGCCCCTTCAAGCCCGCTGAACGCATCGAGGAGTACCACGTCACCGTCGAGGACATCAACCCGATTGACTGGTTCAACTTCTGCCACGACCTCGACGTCAAGCCGCTGCACATCGAGCTGAACAACATGAACTTGCAGCTGATGTGTGCCCTGGGCGAGGACCCCGAAGTGTTGATCGAGAAGCTCGGGGCCGACTACAAGGACGCGCGCGTTGTTCGGGTCAAGCACGAAGTCAACATCATGACCGCCGAAGAGCGGCCGGTGTACTACGAGTGCCACGTCAAGCTGGAAGGCCCGATGCTGGGCAACATCCCGATGTCGAGCCGCGACCTGTATCGCGGCAACCGCTGGTACCTCACCAAGCGGTCGGTCAGTCCCTTCAGCGCGGAGGACTTCTATCGCGGAGTCATCCGGCGCATGGAGAACCGCTCGAACCAGAAGGTCCTGGGGTTTGAGTACGAAGTCTGTGTCCAGGACACCAACCCGTCGATCGACGCGGGCTGGGCGAGGTAGTCAACGACCGCCTAGTGACATCAGATCGCGGCCAGGGTCGCGCGGGTGCAATTCCCGCTCGGGCGGTTTCACGAACGTCAACCACGAAGGAGAGCACACACATGGGAAGCAAGGCCAAGGCACCAACCCGCGCGCAGATCACCGCCCGCGATCACTCGGGACTGAGCACGTACTCGCTCAACCTCCGCATCTCGACCATGCAGTCGGAGCTGAAGAACCTCCAGGCCGAGAGCGCTGACGCCAAGCGCGTGCAGGAAGACAACGCGCCGCGCATCTCGAACCTCCGCACCGACATCGCGGCCCTGGAAGGCGTCGTCGAGCGCCGTCGGTAAGCCGGGCATGGACACTCCACAAGTGGGACGATTCTCTGGGGCTGACTACCAACGCCCCAGAGATGGAGAACGGTTGGCTTCGCAGTACGAACGCATCTTCAACCTGATGAGGGATGGGGTGTGGCGTACGCTGCCGCAGATCTCCCAAGCCACCAACGATCCTCCGGCCAGCGTCAGCGCGCAGCTACGCAACGTACGGAAGGCATCGTTCGGCAACCACACGTTGCACCGTCGCTACATCGGTGACGGTCTCTACGAATACCACGTGGAACTGAACGTTCCTTTGGTGACGATGTGAGCCGCAACAAGCAACTGCTCCGCATGCGACGACGGCGTTCCCGTCGTCGCGCGGGCAACAAGGCGTTCACGAGGAAGTTCCGCGCCTTCATGCACCAGGCTCTTCACGGTGTACTGGACGCGGCGATCCTGGAGCGCAACGGTCCTGCGCCGTGTAGGTGCGGTCGCATCAAAGACTCAATCTGGCACACCCACATGAACCCTGCGCATGACCAGATGGGCACACACGACTACGTGGCCGACACGAGAAACGCTGGTCTCTACTTGGAAGACGTCCCATCATGAACCGCCGAACCTTCCTCCAATGGATGGGTGCCGCAGGCGCGGCCCTCGCGGTCAACCCGCAGGTGGTGCTCGAACGTGCCCTCGCGCCGGAAGCGCCCACGGTTCTTGCGCCAACGGCTCTCGCAGATGGGGTCAAGAAGTTCCTGATCACCTTCCAAGAGCACGGCCAGACCATCAGCTACGAGTTCATGGGCTTCGTGACCAACCAGACGATGAACGAGTCCGATGACGGCCAGGCCACAATGGACATCGGCATCCGGCCTACAGGCGAATTCAAAGAGGTCAGCGTGCGATGCCCCGCCCCACGTCCTGTTCGGGAACCCCGAAGTAGGGCTGCGAAGGTTCGCTCGGCCAAGCCGACGATGCTGGAGATCGATGGGGTCGTGGTGGCGGAACTGGAGTCGATCAGCGCGCCGTCCATGCACCGGGAGATGATCGACGTGACGTACGGCGGGCAATTCGGTGGCACGCCCGATCGAGACCAGGTGATGATCCCCGGCCTGCGTCGGATGGGCGAGATCACCATGACGCTCAACTACCTGCCCAACAAGGAGCTACTCCCGCTATGAACGAACCGCTTGTCGTCACCGACGTCCTCGGCAAACCGATCAAGGTCGGGGACTACCTCATCTACCCAGGGCGGCAATCGTCGAGCCTCTGGGTCACCCTGGCGCACGTCTTGGAGATCGCGGTGCGTCCAACGTGGAGCGGCAACGTGCCGTACGTCAAGGTGCAAGCGATCGACCCCAAGACCAGACGGGCAGTTGGGAAACCCTCGCCGCTCACGCGGCTGGATCTTCTCACGAAGGTGGACCTGCCCAATCACAACTTTGAAGTGATGGGCGCACCGATCAACGCGTAGTGGGCAACGTCGCTCAACCGATCGAGGAGGGTACCCGTACTCTCCTCGGTCGCGTCGTCTCTAAGATCCTGGAGGACGAGACCACCGGCTGCTGGAACTGGCTCGGCGCTTTCATCAAGAGCCGACGAGGCGCGCGGCCGGTGATCCAGTTAGGCGGGAGAGGTACGCGCGTCGTGTTAGTGGCGCGGCTCCTCCTGACGTGGTACGCTGGGCCTCCACCCACCGATCAGCACGAAGCTGGTCACACATGTCCCTACGGCGAGAACTCACGCTGCGTGAACCCCGGCCACCTGGCCTGGCAAACGCGCGAAGAGAACGAAGCGCAGAAGCGTTCCTATGAGTGACACCCGCTTTCTGGTCCAACGATACATGTCTGAAGGGTGGTCGGTGCTACCGATCCCCTACGGCCGCAAGGCTCCTGAAGTTAAAGACTGGGTCAACCGCACGTTCTCCGTCGAGGACTTTCTGGAGAACGACAACATCGGCATCCGCCTGGGCGAACCATCCGGTCACCTGGTGGACGTAGACCTGGACTGCCCAGAGGCCGTCATCGCGGCCAACGACATCATGTTGCCAACCGCGCGAAGGCACGGTCGGCAAAGCGTGGGCGTCAGCCACTACTGGTACATCGCCAAAGGCGTCAACAAGAGCGAGCGGTGGCTGGACACCGATGGCAAGGTCCTCGTCGAGCTTCGCTCCACTGGAGGGCAGACCGTAGTACCAGCGAGCACTCACCCCAGTGGAGAGAAGCTCTTCTGGCTCGTGGACGGCCAGCCATCGGACCTGCCCGGCGACGTCCCCGCCACCGTGGAGCAGGAACTCTTGCGCCTGGCCGCGCGTTCGACGGCCACGGCTGCGTTGCTGGCGCGTCACTGGCCGAGTGGCGCGCGGCACAACGCTGCGGGCCACGCGGCTGGGTTCTTGGCCGCACGTGGCCTGGCGTCCAAGGAGATCGAGGACATCATTCGCCTGGCAGCTACCATCGCCAAGGACGACGAGATCGAGGATCGCACACGTGTAGCGCGCGACACCGTCTTGAACTTCGACGCTGGTGGCAAGATCGCTGGCGGACCTTACCTGGAAGCAGAGCTGGGCAAAGAGGTCGTCGCACTTCTCATCAAGTGGTACGGTTCCAACACTGCGGTGTTCGACGGCCTGGTGAGCGAGATGAATGCCCATCGCTTCGGTGCCCGCGTCGGCAAGGACTACGTGTACGGCCTGGAGACCGACACCGGCGTGGTCTTCCAACCAGCCCGTGCACTGTTCGAGGAGTACGCCAACCAGCGCGTGAAGATCGGCACCAAGAAACAGAAGACCAAGGGTGACGACGGCAAGGAAACCACGGCCGAGGTCAACGTCTTTCGCACCAAGTTCGAGATCTGGCGCGAGCACCCGAAGAAGAGATCCTATCGCACGGTAGGCTTCTGGCCACCTCCACTGACCTGTCACGAGAAGGACTACAACCTCTGGATTGGATTCTCGGTCGAGCCGTTGTTGCCGGAGAACGAAGCCGATCGATCCAGTCGCGACACGCTCCGCGAGTGGGCGGACCAACACGCCAAGGCTGGGTGTCAGAAGTACCTGGACATGATGTTCGAGGTGATCTGCGACGGCAACCAAGAGTACTACGACTACCTCCTGAAGTGGATGGCTCTTACAGTCCAGCAACCTGGCATTCCCATCGAAGTGAGTGTGATGATGAAAGGCGAACTAGGTACGGGCAAAGGAACCTTTGCCCGTACGTTCGGCAGCCTGTTCGGCCGTCACTACACCCACCTCGATCGCACTGAACAGCTCGCTGGCAAATTCAACGCGGCCATCAGCAGCAAGATCGTCATCTTCGCTGACGAGGCCTTCTTCGCGGGCGACAAGAAGGACCTGGGATCACTGAAGCGGTTGATCAGCGAACCCACGCTCTCGATTGAGCGGAAGGGCATCGACGTCGTCGAAGAGAACAACTGCATCCACCTGATCATGGCGACCAATAACGACCACGCCCACCAGGCGTCGTTCAAAGAGCGACGGTTCTTCTCACTCAAGGTCAGCAGCGCGCACCTTCAAGACCACGCGTACTTCAACGCCATCAACAAGGAGATGAACAACGCGGGCAAAGCGGCCCTGCTGTCGTACCTGTTGACGCGCCAGGTGGACCACGATGACATCCGTCGTGTGCCTATGACCAACGAGCTGCGGGAACAACAGGAGATGTCGTTGACACCGGAGCAACGGTGGTGGAAAGATCGCCTGCGTATGGGCGAGCTGAACGACGAACCTTGGCCCAACGATGTGTCAGTCCGTATCGTCCATGCCGAGTACCTTCGGTGGTGTGATGACATGAAGATCAACCGACGAGTCTCAGAGATCGACATGGCACGCCGGGTGCTCAAGCCCTGGCTCGGGAAGGAAGTGCGAGCACGCGCGGCCGATGGCACTAGGTCAGCTCGACGTACTGTGCTGCCGTTGAACGAAGCGCGCGAGCTGTTTGATTCGATGGCAGGGACGAAAACAACGTGGGAAGAGAGCGACGGGCCTGTGTCCAATGGGCCAACCGACTCTGGGAACCCGAAGAAGAACCTGCCATTTTGATGCGCGATCGGTCTTGTGGACGGGGATCATCCCCGTCCAGACGGTGATGAAAATCGCATCCCCGGCGCTGGTTAAAGTGCTGAGCCAACAAGAGTTAAGAGAGGGTGGACGGTGATGGACGGGGTTGAGGCCACCAAATCGGTGAACGGGAATTTCAGAGGGCTGCGATGACAGTATACCAATTAGCCAATCATCTCGTACATCACCGTCCATCACCGTCCATTGAAAGAAGTAGGCCTTAATATGGCAAAAAGCCTGGACGGTGATGTGGACGGTGATGGCTCTACACTTCGGGCATCACCGTCCAACCCTATGAGCCACGGCTCGAAACCCGCAGGCGCGAGGACCGACGCGCGCGTTTCCCCCGCCGTTGCCCGAGGCCCGCGCGTGGTGGACCTACGTGCTTGGCGCGAGGCCCACGGAACGTCCACCGTTGGTGCGACGAACGTAGGCCCGCGTTCGCGGCCCGGTGGGCCAAGGCCCAAGACCCGATCGCCTGGTCGTGCGCTGGCCTGGTGCCAGGCGTACAGCACCACGGGCCGTAACCCTTTTAATCCTGCGAGGTTACAGCAGGGGCTTGACTGGTGACGCCCAGGTGTGGGTGAGTCCACGAGGGGCGAAGGTCCCAGGACACCACGAATCAAGGACCGTGCCAAAGCGAAGACCGCAGGAATGTGGCGCAATTCAAGGCGAAACGTGGCGAAGCCAAGTTAACATAAGACGCATTATCGGACCCAGGAGAAACAGGCCGTGAAAGAAGAACAGTTGGACGGGAAGACATCCTTGGTGGCCGGGAACCAGATCGCGCAGTTGCCGCGCGTTGATCTGTGGTTGAACGAGCTGGCGCAGTTGGTTGGCGACGATCGCACCGAGCGTCTTCACGACATGGTCCGCGTGGTCAAGGGCGCGGGCGGTTGTGGATCACTGCAGACAGCGAACGGTCTACCGTGCCGACGATCACCAAAGGCAGGGTACCCGGTGTGCAGGAAGCACGGCGAGAGAGCACCGCAGACGGTGGCCAAGGCCGAGAGGCTTCTGGCTATCGCGCGCATGCCCGCGATCGAAGGCATCCTCGATGAGATTGATCAATCGATGGAGGAATCGTGTGACACGTGTGGATACCCAAATGGCACACTCAAATACAAAAAGTATATTGCCTCACTTCGATGGCAGCTACTCAATCGTACTGGCTTTGGACCAAGGTCATCGATCGACCTGACTGCAAAGGCGGTGGACGAACACTACCTAGACGTATCTCAACTGAGCGAACAGGAATTTGAAGAGCTGAGCATGTTGCTTGAGGCACTGGACGTGTTTAAAGGAAAGATTGCCTCGCGCCAAGTACGAGAATCCCTTGCGATTCCTTCAGCGCGTGCGGTACCCTTACTCGTTCAAGCTACCGGGGTGGTCGAGGGCCAGGAGACCAAGGGGTAACCCAACACAACCTGGACGTCGGTATACGACGTACCACTCGCGGTAGCACTCAACCTACACAACGACTGGAGGGATGACGCAACTCGGAAGGAGTTGGCCCTTGGCCGTTGCCACTGCAGTACTCGACAACGCATCAGATCAGATCGAACGAGCGTCAGCGTTGCGACAGCAGGTCGCGGCCCGACGCTTGTCCTCGTCTCTCTACGCGTTCGTCCAGGCGTCGTGGCACATCGTTGAACCCAACCGCGCGTTCGTTGGTAACTGGCACATCGAAGAGCTGTGCCTGCACCTTGAAGACGTAGCCGAGGGCCGGGTCAAGCGCACCATCATCAACGTTCCACCTGGCACGATGAAGACGCTGTTGGTCAGCGTGTTCTTTCCGTGTTGGTTGTGGGCACGCAACTCCAAGCTCAAGATCCTCACCGCTTCCTACTCGGCCCCGCGTGCGTACGACGCCAACATCTCATCGCGCAAGATCATCCGCAGTGATTGGTTCCAGTCGTACTGGCCGTTGAAGCTGAAGGCTGACCAGGATGAGAAGGGACGCTTCGACTCGGTCGCAGGTGGTTGGCGCATTGGTACGTCGGTCGGCGGCGAGGGCACGGGTCTCCACCCTGACTTCATCCTGATCGACGACGCATCGACAGCGATCGATGCTCAGAGCGACACGCTTCGCAAGACAGTCACCGATTGGTTCTCAGGCACGGTGACCACGCGCGGAGCGGGCATCGACGCTGCGATCATCGTGCTGGGCCAGCGACTCCACGAAGAAGACCTTTCGGGCTTCCTGCTGAACGGCCCGACGTTCGAGTCGTACGTCCACGTGTGCTGGCCGATGCGGTTCGAGAAGTCACGTGAGCCATCGGACCAGGAACCTGAGGGCTACCAGAGTGACCCGCGCGACCGACGCACCGTCGAGGGTGAACTGTTGTGGCCCGCGCTGTTCAACGAAGCCAAGGTCAAGCAGTTGGAGATGGACTTGGTCGAAGACGCACCGGGCCAGCTCCAGCAGCGTCCCGCCGCGAAGGGCGGACGACTGTTCAAGATCGAGATGTTCAAGTTCTACGATGTGCCGCCAGCGCTGATGCGTATCGCACGTGGCTGGGACACAGGCGCGACCGAAGGTGGCGGCGATCCTACGGTCGGCGTGAAGATGGGCGAGGAGATCGATCAGCGTGTCGAGGACGGACGCAAGAAGGCGACCCCGACTGGTCGCTACTACCTCCTCGATGTGAAGTCCGAGAACCTTGGACCGGAGGGCGTGGACCTCTTGATGCGTTCGACGGCCGAAGCGGATGGCATTGCGGTGGCCCAGCGCGAAGAGCGTGAGGGCGGATCGTCTGGCAAGGCGGTCACCAGTGCGCGGGCCAAGCTGCTCAAGGGATACGACTACGCTGAGGTCCCGAAGAACGTCAACAAGACGATCTACTCGAAGCCCTATCGTGCGCAGGTGAACGCGGGCAACGTCTACCTCCCGCGTGGTGCAGCCTGGGTGCAAAAGTACATCAATGAGTTGCGTGACTTCCCAACCGTGAAGCACGACGACCAGGTGGACGCCTCGGCCACCGCGTTCAACGCAGTGTTGCTGGAGACCCCGAAGGTCCAAGCGGATTGTAGTTGGTGATACATGGCTGTGAAAACACTCACCAAAACGTTCCTGGCTGACACCCTACAGCCCACCACTCCGGCGACGGGTGCATCGCTCGAAGAGATTGTGAATACGTTCCTCAAGACGTTGACACCCGCGAACGTGCTCGACGTGCAGTACAGCCTGGCTAAGACAGGTAAGTACGGAGAGAATTATTTGTTCGCTGCATACGTTGTGTACAAGGGCCAAGACTCATGATGCGCGCGTGGCTGTTCGCCTGTCGCTTTTCACGGGACCTGGCCAAGTGGCATCGGATCGCGCTGCGCGTTCGCAGCGTGTGGAGGTGGGTGCAATGACCGATCAACTGAAGCGCCCGGTCTTGGTGAAAGGACCGTGGCTCTGCGAGCACGCGAACGAGAATCCGAACGTCTGTCCTTGTCCCAACGACTGCTACTGCAAACGGAATACTTGCGAGCACAAGCTTGTGGATCTGATGGCTGCACTCAAGCGTGGCCTGGCCAACGCCAGCGTCTCGCTGCTGTTGATGGTCGAGGTGATGCGATGAGAAAGTTCCTGCTCGGCATGTTGGTAGGAGTCATGGTGGCCACGGCCACCTACAAAGCGATCGACGCGTACTCCGCGTTGAACCAGCGCGTGAGTTACATCGAGGGCTACCTTCGGCAGCTCGATCAGATGATGCGTCAACAGAGCAACGCCGATGTCATGCCCGCTGATAGCCGTCGCGCTGCTTGATGTCTTCCTTCGGGTGTCGCTGACCCCGGCCATCTCGTTTGCTCCGACGGTTCTGCAGGCCAACGTCTCCATCAAGGAGGGCCGCGCCGTCCGCGCCGAGTTGGATTGTGACAATGGGTACTACTCCAGTTCCTCTTGGGACTGGGACGATAAACCGCACCGCTTGACGTTCAAGATCACGTCGGGCGGCAAGTGCACACTGACCGTCGTGGTCGTCGATGAGATGGCCAAGGTTATCGGTTTCAAATCCGTGGTCGCCACGGTCATTGGGAGAGAGTAAATGTCGAGCATTTCAGCAGCCAATAGTTTCGTGACGGTGAGTCCAGTGTTTGAGCTTGAGGGAGCTGGCCCCAGTCAAACGGTGTCCTTTAGGTTCCGCGATAGGAACTGCAAGGGCCTTGCTGGTGTCAGGCCAGTGGCGTTGTACTACGCAGCTCCTGATGATCCTATGGGGGTGCCCACGAATTCCATGAGTCTGGCTGCCGTGGTCAACGGGGAACTTGATATCACCTTTAGTGGCAACCCCATCGAAGACCCCGCCTTCGCCGTTCGCGTGTGCTGCGCGTTTGATGACGGTGCGATTGTGTCCGTGCCACTGTCGGTCGAAGTGTTCATTTCTCTGTAAACCGACAACAGCATTAGGAGAGAGTAATGGGAATCATGGACATTCGAGCAATGGCCGACGCCCTGGGTGGTGGACGGTCGCGCCTGTGGAACATCGCCAGTCAGATGTTCGGTGGGCGTCGTGACATGTACCGCGCGCTGGGCTACAAGCGAGTGCTAGAGCCTGCGGACTATCGTGCGCGGTACCGTCGGAACGCGGTCGCCAACCGGATCGTCAAGGCGCTGCCGAAGGCAACCTGGCGCGGCGGTGCGGAGCTGGTGGACGATGAGAAGCCGACCGTCACGACCGATTTCGAGCAAGCGTGGACTGACCTGAACGACCGCCTCAACATCTGGGACAAGATCTACCGTGCGGATGTCCTCGCGGGCATCGGCCGGTACTCGATCCTCTTGATTGGTGCGCCTGGTGAACTGGACCAGCCGCTGCTCAACGCGGGCGCGGACGAGATTGCTTACCTCACTCCGTACGCGGAGGAGGATGCGACCATTCAGCTGTTCGAGATCGACAGCAAGAACCCGCGCTTTGGCCTGCCGACCTTCTACAACGTGAAACGGACGTCGATGAACAGCACGACCGCACAGAACAGTGCGAACATCGCCAAGAACGTCCACTGGACGCGCGTGATTCACATCGCGGATGGTCTTTTGGATGACAGCATCTACGGCGAGCCGCGCCTGGAGTGCATCTGGAACGACCTGGATGACCTGGAGAAGGTCAAAGGAGCGGGTGCCGAGGCCTTCTGGAAGCGTGCTGATAGCGGGATGCAGTTCGATCTGGACCCGACGCTCGACTTCTCACCTGAGAGCAAGGTCGCACTCAAGAAGCAGCTGCACGAATACGAGCACGATCTTCGACGCCTGTTGCTCACGCGCGGCGTCAAGGTGAACAACCTGGGCAGCCAGGTGGCCGACTTCTCCGGCCCGGTGGAGTCGATCGTGTCGATCATCAGCGCGGGCACGGGCATTCCGCAGCGCATTCTGATGGGAAGCGAGCGTGGTCAGCTCGCTTCCACACAGGATCGTAGCAACTGGGACGATCGAGTCGTCGATCGTCGCAACGACTTTGCCATCCCGTACGTCGTGCGGCCGATGGTGGCGCGGTTCCAGGAGCTGGGCGTGCTGCCCGAGGCCAAGAACAAGAAGTACGAGGTCAAGTTCTCCGCTCTTCGCGTGATGGACGACACGCAGCGCGCTGAGATTGCCGCGAAGTGGGCGTCGTTGAACAGCGCAGCGGGCGAAACGGTCGTCACGCCCGACGATATCCGCGAGAAGGTCCTGGATCTGCCGCCTCTCGAAGAGGTGGTCAACGATTCAGTTGGTGGTGGCGACGAGAACGCGGACGGTAGCGCTGCTCCGAAGGCCAAGACCGAAGAGAAGGTGCTCTTGCGTGCGATGGAGCGAGCCATCAACGCGAACGACATGAACATGTTGGCGACGATCATCCGAGAGGCCCGTCGGTAATGGCCTCACTTCGGGTGCTCGCGCAGTTGTTGCTCCTGGCGGTTCGTAAGAACCGCTGGGAACACGTCCACACGGCTGCGGATCGGTTCCAACCACGCGCCCGCAAGGTCGCAAACAAGGCGTTTGCCAGAGCCAAGGCCAAGATCCCCCAGGCCGCGCTGCAGTTGGCTCTGAAGGCGGGCGACGTCGCCCGCGTGGAGTCGATCATCGATGGTGCTCTCAAGGAATTCGATCGAGCATTCCGCAAACCCTTCACTGAAGTGTTGACCAAGGTCCAGGGTGCTGCAGGTACTGCTGCAGCTGAGCGACTCAATAACTCTAAACGTGCGTTGAGTGGTGTTGATGCTCTGCTCGATGAGTCAAACAGTGACGCAGATGGTCTTGATGAAGACGCAAAAGATTTGTTGAACGACGAACCTGATGCGACTACAGTGTTGGCAGGTCACCTACGGGTGACCGCACCGAAGATCAAAGGCTTTGCCTTCGACAAGACGAACCCACAAGCGTTGGAGTGGGTAGACGAGCACGTAGGCGAGCTGATTGACGAGATGTCACGGGTCACACGCGAACGCGTGAAGGACCTGGTCGAACGAACCGTCGATGGTGAGTTCGACACCCACGACTTGGCCGACAAAATCACCGAACTCATTGGTGATGAGTCCCGCGCCGAAACGATCGCACGAACGGAAACGATGGCGGCAAGCAACGGAGGCCAGCGCGAAGCGTGGGCGCAGGCCGTGGACGATGGACTCCTCAACGGCGACGAAGAAGAGGAGTGGATCACCACACCGGATGACAAGACTTGCCCGATTTGTCTGCCGATGGATGGCGAGAAGAAGCCTCTCGGTGGCAAGTTCAACGTTGACGGCGCACAGATCGATGGGCCACCAGCGCATCCACGATGCCGCTGCACTACGGGGTTGGCACTGAAAAACTGATGAACATTGTCCGCGAGGACCAAGTTCGCAGGCTGATGACCGCCGCGAACGCCGGAATGAAGCATGCCGCGCAGGGCACTAACGCTGAAGAAGTGTTCGCGGCCTACTTGACGATGACTCGGAACGCGGTGCTCCTGGCGAAGGACACTCGGCCCGACAACAGCGACATCCGCAATGCTCTGATGAGTATGTTGATGTTGCTCGACACCCCTGGAAAGGTGAACTGATGTCCGCTACTCGCAGCACGCTACTCGCCCTCAAGGGCTATAAGGTCCGCACCGAGCGGTACAACGACCAGGAACACCTGGTCGTGCCCGTCGTGGCGCTGGTCGAGGGCGTGGTCCACGCGATGAACGCCACGGATGCGGAGTTCGTGCCGTCCGAGGAGTTTTCACGCGCGCCAGCCGGGTGGAACGGTCGCCCGGTGTTCCTCGGGCATCCGATGCGCGACGGCCGTCCGATCCTCGGCAACACCCCAGAGGTGTTGGAGGCTGAACAGATCGGCATCGTCTTCAACTCGAAGGCAAAGGACGACAAGCTCACGATGGAGGCTTGGATCAACGTCGAGCGTGCTGAGAAGCTCGCTCCAAAGTTGCTTCAGCGCATCAAGGACGGTGAGGCCGTCGAAATTTCCGTTGGTGTGCAAGTGTCCACCGACGATACCGAGGGCACGTACCTGGGCAAGTCCTACAAGGGCAAGTGGACGGGGCTGATGCCCGACCACCTGGCTCTGTTGCCCGAGACCGACGAGGGCGCTTGCAGCGTCGAGATGGGTTGCGGTGTTCGTGCCGCAAGCAAACCGAAAGGAGCCGCAGTGAAGACAGAGAGTGGGTTCATGGCGCGGGTCCTGGCAGCGATGCCGGGGCTGCGGTCGCTCATGAACACCGAAGACATGACCGACAACGACCTCCGCAGCAAGTTGTACACGGCGGTTCGAGCGAAGTACCCCAACTGTTCCTACGTGGATACGTGGTACCCGGTGCAGAACCCCACCAACGTCGTGTTCAACTGCTCCCACTATGCCCCGCCCGCTCCGGGTCCGGGATACGAGGTGTACCCCGTGTACACCTACAAGTTGTACGACATGGCGTTCACCCTCGATAGCAATGGGGCGGTGACGCTCAACGGCGAACCAACGGAAGTCGAAGCAGTGACGCGCTACGAGCCGGTAACGGCTGCTGGCGACGTCGAACCCAAGGTCGCGGCGTCGGGCAAGCCGTGTTCTTGTCAGCATCCACAGCCCACTATCGAGGAGAAGGCAATGCAGAAAGCAGAACGAGTCACCGCTCTGATCGGCAAGAGCAAGGTGTTCACGGAAGCCGATCGAGCGATGCTCGAAGCGGCCAACGACGAGCAGTTCGCTCGTTTCGAGGCGCACTCGGCCGCACCGGAAACCCCGGCCGCGCCCGCCGCGCCCGCAACGACCGAAACCCCTGCCGCTGCCGCGCCCGTTGCGGCCCCGGCTGCTGCCGCTGCGCCCGCCGCTGCGGAAGTGAAGGAACCGACGCTCGAAGACCTCCTGGCGAAGGCCCCGGCTGATGTCCGCGACTCGTTCGCGGAGATTCGTTCGGCGTCGGCAGCCAAGAAGGCCAACACGATCAAGGCACTCAAGGACACTGGCCGATGCCAGATGACCGACGAGCAGCTGAACGCCAAGTCGCAGGCTGATCTCGATCAGCTCGTGGCGCTGGCCGGATCGAACGTGCGTGCGGCCATCGACTACAGCGGGCAGGGCAGTGCGCGTCAGCCGGAAACGGCGACGGGCGAAGCCCCGGCACCGAAGGACCTCGGCGCGGAGATTCGTGCCGCTCGCGGTCAGAAGTAAGTTCATCCGGTAATCGAGAGAGGTAAAGAAAAGCATGCCTGTCATCAATACCGGGGCGGAATCGAACGGCATCTCCGCGCACGGTACGATCATCAAGCGGAACGGTACTCCGGTTGCGGAATTGCGTGACATCACGCCTCCGCCTCTGAGCCGTAACCCGATTGAGACGACGACCCACAACTCCGATGACGACTCGTACGTCGTCGGTATCCGCCGCAAGGGCGAACTGCAGTTCATGGTGAACTGGCTGCCGTTCGACGAAGCGACTCACGACGCATCCACCGGGCTGCTCGACGCATGGGCGACTGGCTCGAAGGACAAGTACGACATCGAGTTCCCCGATGGCGCGACCTGGATGTTCTCAGGCTTCGTGACCAACATCGCTCTGAAGGCTCCGGTTGACGGTGCTCAGGAAGCGAGCATCTCGATCCGGCCGAGTGGCGGTCAGATCTTCCTGCCGTAATAGTGCGGCGGGACAACGTTTTCACACGGTTCAGAGAGACAGGAGACTGAGAAATGGCTAACAAGCGTTCAATCGTCCTTCGGGGTACCCCGATTGTGAGCGAGGAAGGGTCGGCTGGCGAAGCAATCAAGCCGGGCTACCTCGTCAAGGGCGTCACGACTCTGCTCAAGCAGACCGGCACCACGGGCAGCGTGCCCAACGCGGTGGCGCTGGAACGCGACGAGCTGGGTCGGGGCATCGATGACACCTACCGCAGCTACGCGGGCGCGGCTGCCTACGCGTCTGGCGACCGGGTCAAGGTCGGCGTGTTCAAGTCGGGCGAAGAGGCCGTGGGCTACGTCGCGTCCGGTCAGAACATCTCCGAAGACGACCTGCTCCAGAGCGCAGGCGACGGCACCTACGCCGAGGGCTCGACCAAGCCCATCGCGCGTGCGATGGAGACCCTGGGCGCAGTGGCGGTCGAGACCGCACTCCGCGTTCAGTTCCTGTAAGACAACCCCGTTCCCGGTTGATCGGGGACTTTTCGCAGAGAAGAGATAGGAGACAAGCAACATGGCAACCAATCGACGCAAGTCAGCTCCGGCCCCGACGTTCATGTCGGATGCCAAGGCGCTGTTCAGCGGTTCCGGTGGTCGTTGGGCCACCTCCCAGCTGAAGAAGGCGATGGCCGAAGGACGCGCCCTCAACGCTGCGGCACTGCGTACGCTGGATACGCTCCGCAAAGAGGACTGGCAGTTCTTCGACGACGCTCTCGTACAGGAAGCGGTCATTCGGCTCGTGGGCGTTGGCGACCTCGTCGCTGCTGGCCTGACGCGTCCGGTGCCCAACTCCCTGGGCAAGATGGTCTTCGGCTACGAGAAGGTGACGGACATGGACCCCGCGACGACCTCGCTGGACGGCATCAGCCGCACCGGCAACGATCGTCAGGAGTTCGAGCTGTCGCAGATCCCGCTGCCGATTACCCACAAGGACTTCTTCATCAACCTGCGCGCCCTCGCGGCGTCCAAGGAGCGTGGTGAAGCCCTCGACACGACTCAGGTCCGCACGGCGGGCCGCGTTGTGGCGGAACAGCTCGAAAAGATGCTGTTCCAGGGTGGTCCGCAGTTCGGTTCGCTGCCGATCTACGGCTACATGACGCAGCCCGACCGCGTCACCTCGGTGAGCTTCGACGGCGGCAAGGACTGGGGCGATGGCACGAAGACCGGCCCGAGCTACCTGGCTGACCTTCAGGCCGCGCGCACCGCGCTGCACGCGAACCGGATGTTCGGTCCCTTCTGGGTGTACGTTCCGTCCGATGCGGGCGTCCATCTCGACGGCGATTACGTGCCAACCGCTGGCACGAACTCGACGGGTACCATTCGGGAGCGTCTCGAAAAGATCGAGGGCATCAAGGCCATTCGCGTGGCCGACCAGCTGCCCTCGGGCAACGTGATCATCGTTCAGGCTACGCAGGACGTCACCTGCTGGGTCCAGGGCGAGCAGCTGCAGACCGTGCAGTGGGACGAGTACGGTGGCTTCGAGATCAACTTCAAGGCGTTTGCGATCGGCGTTCCGCTGATCCGGTCGGACGCTGCGGGTCGGTCGGGCGTTTGCCACATCAACGGGTAACACCAAGCCCTGGGGTCCCTCGGGTCCCCAGGCACCTTTTGAAAGAGTCCAACATGACAGACCTCCTGAGCAAGCTGAACCAACCTCCGACGTTTCTCGAACAGGCAATGGCTGAACAGTCGGCCCTCCTGGCATCGATCCCGGAGGATCACGACGCGGTGATGGTGACGGTCATCGATGACCGGGGCGCACGCGTGGGGTTCGCGGCCAGGCTAGGTCACGGTTGGACAGCGGGCGGTGAGTTGGAGCGCAAGTGGAACGGTCGAGGCATCGACAAGCGCATCATTATTGGTAAGTCCTTCAAGAAGAGGTAACCGCAGATGGCACTGATCGAGACGCCCGGAAGCGCGTCCGCAAACACCTACGCAACACTGGCTGAGTTCAACGCGTACGCTGCGAACCGTGTGCCCTCGCTGACCTGGTTCACTGCCGCGACCGACGCGCAAAAGGAAGCTGCGTTGCAGGCAGCGGCCCGCTCGTTGGACGCGTGTTTTACCTGGACGGGCACGGCGGTGGACGATGTACAGGCTCTGACCTGGCCGCGCAGCGGCATGTTGACCCGCAACGGGTTTGCCATCGCTATCACCGTCGTGCCAGTGGACCTCAAGAACGCTCAGTGCGAGATGGCGTTGCAGCTTGGCGCGGGCGACCGCCTGGGCGACAATGATCCGCTCCGCAAGGGCGTCACGTCGCTGAAGGCTGGTTCGGTGGCGCTGACCTTTTCGGATGTCCAGGGCCAGCAGTCGTCACGGGAAGCGGCCGACGTAGCCATCCGCAAGATGCAGTCCGACCTCAACTACGTATCGAACGTGGTGCCCGACGAAGTCCGACGACTGCTCGTGCCGTCTTGGTTCGCGCAGCCCAACATCTCACGACCGACGATCTTCGAGGCCATCTAACATGGGTTACGAGGACCTGATTCGCGGACAGATTGCGGCAGTCATGTCGCCGCAGTTTGAGTCGATGAAATTGAACGTCACTCACTACGCTTGTGTGGGTGACGACGGTGAGGGCACGGACCTGTTTGCCGCGCCCGTCGTTCGTCGCGCCCTGGTGGATCTCACCAAGCGGCAGCGTATGACGTCGAACGGGGCGTTGGTGATGTCGTTCGCCAGCCTGATTTGGTTGGACCCCATTGCCCCTACGTCGCCCAACGCGGGGAAGACCCGAGAGCAGCCGATCGACCCGCGCGACAAATTCGTCCTGCCTGACGGCGGGACGGCACCGATCGTGCAGACAGGAGGGTTTGCCGACTCCGCTACCGGCCAACCCTTTGTCAACGAGACTATCCTGGGGTCAACCGTTCGCGGAACGTGACCACTACAGGTGACAAATGGGTTTTCGTGGCGGTACAACTAGGGGTCATGTCTATTTTGTACTGTGTAATAACGACGCAGTGAAAATTGGCTTCACCACTAAAAATCGCGTTGACCGCATGGTTGAATTTCGACGACATAGTCCGTATCCACTAAAAGTTCTTTTGTTCCTGCCTGGCACTCTTGCTGATGAGCATAGTTTTCACACACGATTTGCTCATCTACGAATTCACAATGAGTGGTTTCACTACAGAAAGGATCTAAAATCCTTCCTCGAAGAGGAGGATGTCAGGACATGAAAATTACTGACATCAACTGGTGGCACTCCATCGACCTGGGCGATGGGGTGGTCACCCCTGGCCGTTGCTTCCCCGAGGGCGAAGTCCGAAAGCTCTGCCTGCCCGACCTGACCGGAAAATCGGTGCTCGACATCGGTACCTGGGACGGCTTCTACGCGTTTGAAGCTGAGAAGCGTGGGGCCGCGCGCGTAGTGGCGACCGACCATTGGATGTGGCATCAGTCCACGGGCAAGGCTGGGTTTGATTACGCCCATGCAGCCCTCGGGTCCAAGGTCGAAGCGATCGACCTCGACATCCTAGACCACACCCCGGAGCGCATCGGCAAGTTCGACGTGGTGTTCTTTCTCGGCGTGCTCTACCACCTGCGGCACCCGCTGCTGGCCCTTGAAAGCGTAGCCAGCGTCGTTGATGATCTCCTGATCCTGGAAACGTATACCGCGTCGGCCAGCCAAGAGGGCCGTGAACATTTTACGGAGACGCGCCCGGCCTTGGTCTATATGGAGTCGGACAATCCCAACTCGTTCCACCATAAGTTCTTCGGTCCCAACGTTCCGTTGGTGCATCACTGGCTGAAGATGGTGGGCTTCACTGCAGAAACCGTTCACGAAGACCATCGCGTCGTCGTGCATGCGAGGCGTACATGATTCCGATCTGGTTGATGAGCGGGCGGTTGGGAAATCAAATGTTTCAGCTGGCGTACCTGTACGCGCAGCAGCGTCGTGGTCTGACCCCGGACATCTGGCTGCAGTCGCCGGAGCACTTTGCCGGGTCCGAGGAGTACATCAAGGAAGCCTTCAGCGAGGGCATCGAACCAATGAAGGAACCGTTCGTGGCGGTTCACATTCGTCGCGGGGACTATGTCAAGCACGCTGGGTTCGTCCAGCTGTGGGAGACGGATTACTACGATAGAGCGATGGCGATGTTCCCCACCGACACCAGGTTCCTATTCTTCTCCGATCACATTGAGTACTGCAAGACTCGGTGGTATGGAGAGCGATACACCTACTCGGCTGGGCGCACCGAGATCGAAGACCTGAACTTGATGGCCAGCTGCCGTCACAACATCATCGCCAACAGCTCGTTCTCATGGTGGGCGGCGTATCTCAATCCGAATCCAAATAAGATCGTCGTCTATCCGAAGGCTTGGCACGCTGATAAGGTGGTGCGCGTAGGCTTTCCGAAGGAGTGGGTGGCTTTGTGAAGTCTCTTCTGTACATCGGTGACGCGTCCTGCAGCAGCGGCTTCGGCCGGGCAGCGGATCAAATCCTCAAGATCCTGTCCACCAGATTCAAGTGCGCGGCCATCGGAGTCAACTTCACCGGCGACTCGATGGTGGACTCCCCGCGCACGTACGACATCTATCCAGCGTGGCCGGGCAAGGATGCCCTCGGGATTGGCCGCTTGTCCGACGTCCTTCCTCGGGCAAAACCTGACGTGATCGTCATGCAGACCAACCCCTGGCACGTACCTCTGTACGGTCGAGCGATCTACGCCGAGGGCTACGGTGAGACACCGCTGGTGGGCATCATCGCTGTCGAGGGCAAGAACGTGGGCGGCGAAAAGTTGAACGGCCTGGCCAAGGCAATCTTCTGGACGGAGTTCGGCCGCAACGAGACCATCAAAGGTGGCCTCAAGAAGAAGGTGTCTACCGACGTGATCCCGTTGGGAGTGGACACCGATGTCTTCAAGCCCGGTGATCGCGTGGCCGCGCGCCACATGCTGGGCATCCATGCGGACGTGCCCGACGACTCTTTCATCGTCGTGAACGTCAACCGCAACCAGACTCGCAAGCGCATCGACCTCTCGATCATCTACTTCGCGGAGTGGATCACCGCGAACAAGATCCGAGACGCCTATCTGTACATGCACGTCCTGCCGGGCAGCACCGCTGCGATCGACTGCGACCAGCTGGCGAAGTACTATGGCGTCGAGGACCGATTGATCCTGGCTGCGCCGAAGGACATCTACAACGGTGCCCCGGAAAAGTACGTCGCGGCTGCTTACCAGGCAGCCAACGTCTATCTGACCACCGCCCTGGGCGAAGGCTTCGGGTTGACCGCCCTGGAGGCCGCAGCCTGCGGGTTGCCGGTTGTGGCCGGGCGCACTGCAGCCCTGGCGGAATGGGGCAAGGACGCCTTCTGGCTCACCGATTGCGACAGTGAGGGCGTGATGCCCGACGTGAACGGCATGATCGGCGCGGCCCCGGCGAAGAAGGATGTCATCGATGCCCTCGACAGGCTCTACCGATCGGAGATGTTGCGCGAGGAGTTCGGTCGTCGAAGCTGGCTGCTGGCCAACGAAGAACGGTTTAACTGGACCAACATTGCGACTCGCTTTGCGGAGTCGATCGAGGGTGCCCTTGAAGCCTGAGCGCATTCGTGAGCTGATCCGACGCGAGGACCCGTTGATCCTCGACGTCGGATGCAACGACGGGGAACACACGCAGATGTTCCTCGACCTGTTTCCGTACGCAACCGTCTACAGCTTCGAGCCGGAACCGTACGCTGCTGAACTGTTCCGCCAGCGCGTGACCGATCCGCGCGCCCGCCTGATCACCAAGGCGGTAGGTCAAGTGGATGGCGAGGTGACGTTCCACCAGAGCGATGGCCGACCCACGGCGCAGTGGCCGGGCCTCACCTGGCACTACTCCGGTTCGACTCGTCGCCCGAAGAACCACCTACGACGGTACCCGTGGTGTCGGTTCGAGCGGTCGATCACCGTGCCATCGGTGCGGTTGGACTCGCTGGCCCTGGTCGAGATGGAGGGACAGATCATTGACTTGATCTGGGCCGACGTGCAGGGCGCGGAAGCGGATCTCATCCAGGGTGCTCAGCGCACACTCAGAAGCACTCGGTACTTTTACACCGAGTACAGCAACGAGGAAATGTACGAGGGCCAGCCCACGCTCAACCGCATCAAGGAAATGCTGCCCGAATTCGGCGTCCTTGAAGTCTTTCCTGACGACGTCCTGCTCAAGAACAGGTATCTCTGATGGAGCAGTATCAAGACCAGTGGGTGAAGGGCCGCAACGTGGGCACCGGCGTCCGCGAATGCGCGTCCCGTTACGAGGCTCTGCGCCCGCTGCTGGCGAAGTACACCCGGCCGTTCACCGTGCTGGACCTTGGCGCGTCCCTCGGGTACTTCTCATTTCGGATCGCGGAGGAGTTCCCACAGGCCACCATCGTGGCGATCGACGACGACCCGCGCTTGCTCTACCAGTGCCTAGCCAACGAGAAGACCAACGTCCTTCACCTCAAGCACCGCATGCGCGAGGACGACGTGTGGCAGCTAGCCAACTGTGAACAGTTCGACGTGGTGCTGGCGCTGAATGTCGTCCACCACTTTGAACGATACGAGAGCGTGCTGCGGTCGCTGTTTCGTCTGGGCGACCACCTGGTGATCGAGACGCCCGCGAGCGGTGAAGGATCGGCGTTGAACTACAGCAACGCCATGCACATCTACGACCTGCTGTATAGCCAGGTGGCATCGCGCTTGGCCGAGACGCCCAGCCACGTGGGTCCGGTCAACCGGCCGATGTGGTTGTTCGAGACACCCGGCAACTCACTCCGACGTGCGTACTTCACCGCGCCCGATGATCTGGAGTTGGGTGGCGTCACCATCTTGTCGTCGCCAAGCCAGCGCATCGTGACGCTCCATCGCAAGAACGAAACGCGCAATTGGATCGCGGGCATCAACCTGCAGACCTTCCTCAGCCTGGGCGGGGCCTTTCCGCTGCGCGAGGACGTCGCGCGCATGGTAGAGTCGTACCCGCGCCCGGCCGAAAGGCACGGCGACGTCCAGCCCTGGAACTTCGTAATAAACGGTCATGGCCTCCAGCTAATCGACGGACGCGATGATCGAGCAGTGTTTCCTGACGACTTCAACCGAGTAGCTCAGATGGTGCGGGAGAGCAAATGAAACTCAGTATCGTGTGCGTCAGTGATGCGACAGTGGTCACCAGGTTGTTCCTGTTGGAATTTCAGATGCTGGCGCGCATGCTGGGCGCGGAGTTTGTCCTGGGCGCGCATGGTGATCGCGCACGGCGGTTCGCGGAGGACTATGACATCAAGCATGTCATGGTCCAAGGATCGTACTTTGAAGAGCTGATCGATCAGGCTCTCGACGCCTGCACCGGCGACTACATCCTTCGGGTTGACGACGACGAACGGTGCTCAACTGGCATGATCGACTGGTTGAAGACCGACGAGTGGTTTCGTCGGGACTCCTGGTTCTTCTCGCGGGCGCACCTGTGGCCCGATGTCCAGCATTGCATCGCCAAGCAGCCGTACTTCCCCGACTTCCAGGCACGTTTGAGCGTGGCGCGGCAGTCCCGACGCCCGGTGAAGATCCACGCCGCGCACGCGTACCCGGCCTACCGCGCGCCAGCAACGGCCTTTCTTGAGCACCACGTGTTCCTCATTCGCACCCGCGAGGAGCGGCAGGCGATCACGGCGAAGTACGAGACGATCAGAACGGGGCAGCCTTTCGCTGCCGCAGACGTCAACGTCGTGATGCCTTATGACGATCCCAACCCTGTCATCGAACCAGTAGCATCAGCTCGTTGTTTGGAAGTGGCTGAAGAGACTGTGTGGTGGCGACAGGTTGGGCAGCGTCTCCCTGCCAACCTCGACAAGGAATTGCGCGAGTGGAGAGAGTCACGTGGCCGGAGCGAGTCTTAACGGAGTCTCTCAATTTGCGGCCAAGGCCAGACGCTTCGCGGGTAATCTTCAGAAGCAGACTGACAAGGCACTGTATCAAGAGACTCAGATCGAACTTAAAGAAGTTAAGCGACGAACACCTGTCGAGTTTGGTGAGCTTCGTGCATCAGAACATGTGGAAGGTCCTACTCGACAGGGCAATGCGGTCTGGACTAATATTGTCGCTGGAGGGCCGTCCGCGCCCTACGCCATCTACGTTCACGAAGACCTTGACGCCTATCATCCTGTTGGACAGGCGAAGTACATCGAAAGTGTTCTCTTGGAGTCCAGACCGTTCATGGCAGCACGCGTGGCCAAACGGATCGATCTAAACAAAGCCTGGAACTCATGAGTGGGTATTGCATTAAGTGTGGGGTGTGGCGCGAGTCTCTTCATAAAGACCACGTCATTCCTAAATGGATGGGAGGCGCGGACGATGAATCTAACTGGCAATATTTGTGCGCGAACTGCCACGAGGATAAAACGCACGCCGAACACAGGTCCCCGGAGTACAAAGCCATCGTGAGTTCACGTAGCAGGGGCACAAAATGGACGCCTGAGCAGAGGGCAGCGCACAGCGCCCGGCAGCTTGGAAAGAAACGTGGTCCTCACCGGAAAAGGTGGAAGTGGACCGACGAACAAAGGGAACGTCAACGGGCTACTTGGACTCCAGAGCGAAGAGAAGCGGCAGCGCGTCGTTGCCGGGAGAGAAAATAAACACCGTGTGGACCGATGATATCGTAACGCTGCTGCAGGAGGCAGGCGTGGGAACGCTGAACGTGGATATCTTTGTGTCCACGAAGCAGACCGTGCCAATGCTATCGTCTGGCGCGGCGACGATCACCGTCACTGAAACTTCCGGGTCCGGTCCAGAACGAACTCAGAACAGGGTCATCACGCCCGCGTACATCCGCCCGGCCGCGCAGATCCTAGCGCGGGCGGACTCATCCAAGAACGCGCGGGCAAAGGCGCAGCTGGCCTACGACGCGCTGGTAGGCATCCGTAACGTGCTGGTCTATCGTGAACCGCAGTCGTTTCAGTTTTCAGGCTGGTACCGTGAGATCAATCCACTCCAGGAGCCGTTCGATGCCGGGGTGGACGACCGTAAGCAAGCTCGTTTCTCGTTCAACGTGATCGCAGTTCGACGTCCAGGATAAGGAGAATTTGAATGTCTGTTTCACTTGCGAAGCTCCGCACGAAAGAAGTCAACAACGTCAAGTACGACAACGTTGCGGCCTACGGGGAAGACGTCCGCATCGGTTCCGTGTCGTCCGCTGACATGCTGGAGTGGGTCGAAGGCAACGCCGACCCGCTCAAGAAGAAGATCTCAGGGCTGCGCCTGCTCGTGAAGTCGGTCACCGACGACACCGGCGCGCGGTACTCGCCCGAGGAATACGACGAGGCCGTGAAGGACTTCGCTGCGAAGGACGCCCAGGAGAACGGCAAGGTCCTCCGCAAGGTGCTCCTCCTGAACGGGTTCCCTGTTCCGAAGGAACTCAAGGACGCCGAGAAGGAAGGCGACAAGCCCGCGCTGGAGAATCCTGAAGCGGAGATGCAAGCCCGAAAAAACGACTAAGGGCAGACGACTTTCGTCGTTTTGCCCATCGGTTGGCCGGTTACCTGAAGAAGACGGACGTCGAAGGGATGCTGGAGCGCATGTCCTTCGACGACCTGATGTGGTGGAGGGCGTTTGACCTGATCGAACCCTTCGGGGACCGACGGGCCGACTACCACGCTGCATCGATCTGCGCGGCGATCTACAACACCACGCTGATGCGGGGTGGGTCGCGTAAACGAATGAGTCCGAGCGACTTCCTATTGGAATTCAAGGACGTCGAAACGAAACCGGATGCGCCAGGCAAGACCGAGACCCCGCCAACCGCTGGTTGGCAGCACATGAAATCGATCGCCAAGATGCACTTCGCACTGTCGAAGGCCTTGTCGAAACCTAGGCCGCAACGTCCACCGGCAAAGCCAGCAAGACCGGCCAGGCCCACGGCGCAGCAGCTGAAGAGAGCGAGATCACGTAGATGAACAACGTGAACATCGGAACCCTCGCCGGGCAGATTACCTTTGAGGACAAGATCTCCACCACGATGGAGGCGGTCCTCGCCAAGGTCAATCGACTCGACGAGAGTTTCGGTGGCATGAACAACTCGGTGAAGACCCTGGCGAGCGGCTTCATCCTTGGCGAATTGGCTATGAAGGCCTTCGACAAGGTGATGGACGTCACCATTGGTCTGGTCGAGGACTTCACGACCGAGGGCGCGGGCATTGCCGACGTTGAAGAGAACTTCAACCGTCTGGCCGAGGGTGCTGATCGCGCTGGTGAAACCATGTTGGGTGTCCTCCGCGAGGGTACCCATAACACGATCGACGACTTCACCCTCATGAAGACCGTGAACGATCAGTTCGCGGCAGGCATTCAGCTCACCGACGAGCAGATGAAGACCCTGGCCGACGGTGGTTTCGCGCTGGCCCAGGCCAAGGGCATCGACGTCGCTGACGCGTTTGATACGGTGAACACCGCGATGCTGACTGGCCAGGTGCGGTCGGTGCAGCTGCTCACCGGCAAGATCGACCTGGCCAAGGCCGAGGAAGAGTACGCCAAGCAGCTGGGCACCACCTCCGAGCGTCTGACGACGCAGGAGAAGCAGGAAGCCGCGCGCATCGCCATCTTGAATGCCGTGTCCGACGCCACCAAGCGACTGGGTGAGCAGACGGACGGCGTCGATGAGATCATCGCGCAGGTCAGCACGGCTTGGGACAATTTTTACGACAACCTGATCTCGAACGTGGCAGCCTCCCCGAAAGTGGTTGATGCGTTCCTGTCGATCCGGGATTCCATCTTTGAGACGTTCGGTGGCTCCGATGTCTTCATGGAAACCTTCATGTCAGGCATTGAGAGCGCAGCCGACGTGGTGACCGAATGGGCACCGATCATCGTGAGCTGGTTTGGCAAGATGCGCGACGGAGCGGTGGAGTTGTGGGACCGGGCCGTGGATGCCTGGGAGAAGTACGGCCCGCTGCTTAAGGGCGCGTTTGACATCATCAAGGGCGTGGTCGTTGGCGTGTACGATGCGGTGATTGGCACCTGGGACGCGCTGCCTGACTGGATGAAGCGGGTTGCGGAGCGCAGCGCCATCGCGGCTGCTGGCATGTACCTGTTGTCGTCTGGCGTGGAAGCGGCCAGCTCCAGCGTCCTCGACGTGACGGCCAGCCTCGCCACCATCACCTCGGGCTTCCAGGCTCTCCCGGCGTTGCTCACCTCCATCGGCGCGGGCTTCGCCACCATGAGTACGCAGGCCAGCATCATGTGGGCCGTGATGGACTTCAGCTCGATCGCGCAGACGGCTGCGTCGTTCAAACTACTGGCGGGGTCCATCGCTGCTACGCTTGGTCCCTTGGCGATGGCCGCGATCTATGCTGCCGCTTTGTTTGCGGCCTACGAGTTGGGACAGACCGAAGCGGTGAGCGATTGGTTCATGGAGCTAGGTCTGGAACTGCAGGGCTTCACGCAGGCCGAGCAGGACGCCATGATCGCGGCCGATAAGACTGCCAAGAGTATGGCCGCTGATGCGGAGATGGCCAAAGAATACAAAGCACAAAATGATAAAGTAGCAGAGGCATTGGCTGCTGCTGAAGAAGCAATAAATAAGGCTAATGAGGCATTGGAACACCAGGACGATGATCTGGCCGACACCACCGCGCGCACCAAGGAGTATGAACTGGCTTGGACGGCGTTGAATGCTCTCGGCACCACCTGGCAGGATACTCTCAAGGGTGTCAACGGGGATCTGCGCGCCAGCGTGATGGAGTACGCCAAGCTGGGCGCGTCGGTCGAGGAACTTTACCAGGCGTTCCCCAAGCTGACCAAGGCGCAGGCCGAGGCTGCGGTGGAAGCGGTGAAGGCCGCGCGAGAGATCCAGGCGGTCAATCAGGAGACCCTGGACATCATCAACGAGGCCCACGGCAACAACATCAACGACTGGATCGAGGGCGAGGAGCGCAAGCTTGCGGCATCGTTGGAAAGCCTGAAGCTGCAGGGCAAACTCACCACTGAGATGCTCGACGCGCAGATGGCGAAGTTTGACGCGACTATCGATGCGGAGATCAGCAAGCGCAACGAGGCCAACGAACTGTCTCGCGATCACTACGAGATGCTGGTGGACGAGGCACAGAACGCATACGACTTGCTCATGAAAGACGTCACGTCGCATACCGACCGTGAGATTCGTGAGTCGGCGCGGCTGCTCGAACAGCGCAAGCGAGATCTGGGTCAGTGGAGCACGATCGCTAACGGTTTGATGGACGCCAACACGACCAACGTGATCGAAGAGACTTCCAAGCAGGCCGAGGCCGTTTCGACGCTGGGTCAGGTGTGGGAAGACACGGTTGGCCGCGCGATCGAGGACTCGGCAACGAAAGTGCGAACCTTGGGCGGCGAGATCATGACGCTGTCCGAGTTTCAGGCCAAGCAGCTGCAGGGTGGTAGTTTCGACATCACTCGCGCGAATCTTTCAGATTTCGCAAAGAAGTGGGGCATCCCTGTTGCCGACGCAATGGCGATGGCCGCACGTGGATTTTCGTTTCAGGAAATGCGTGAGGCCTACCAGTCTGGCACTGTTCAGTCGTGGATTCCTTCGGGTCCTCGCATCCCTGGCTTCCGCGAGGGTGGCTTCGGAGACTTCAAGGATGGCACGCTGGCCATGCTGCATGGACCCGAGGTGATCGTTCCACTCGACAAGTTTGGCGGCATGGGCAACGTCACGAACCACTTTTACGTGAACGGTACGGCCGAGGAGTCAGCGCGGAAGATCTCGCAGATCCTCATCCGCGACTTCAAGACCGGACGTCAACTCAACTTCAAGTAATAAGGAGAACAGAACATGGCTCTTGGATATGTTGAAACCCTGATCACCTCATCGGAGAACGGCACCGCCGTGACTGCCGCTGCGGCGACCACCCTGCTTCCCGCGTCGGCGGTGAAGACGCTGCCCGCCAACTACTTTGACTTCGTGGGCAAGCAAGTGTTGGTCAAAGCCTCGGGACGCATCTCGTCGCTGATTACCACACCTGGCACCGCGCGCTTCGACATTCGTTTGGGCGGCATCGTGGTGTTCGACGGCCTGGCCGTCTTGCTTGACACCGTGGCCGCGCATACCAACGTGGGTTGGCACCTTGAAGTGCTGTTGACGTGTCGCGCGATTGGCGCAACGGGTAACTTCTTTGGACAGGGCCAGTGGACCTGCGAGGACATCCTGGGTGTTCCGGCAACCGCACCCAAGGGAGTGCTGACCGCCGTACTGCCCTGGAACTCCGCGCCTGCGGTCGGAGGCAACGTCGATACGACTACATCGCTCGCTCTGAACCTGTTCTTCACGCAGACCGTGGCCACCGGGTCATGTCAGCTGCACCAGTTCGGCGCATACGGGATGAACTAAGATGCGTCCCGACCTGAAGCCTACGCAGGGTCCGAGTCGTAAGGGACCGCCTCTTCGCCCTACTCAGGGCTTTGAGTCGTTCCCGGTCATTGAGAACGTATCTCCGTCTGCGTCACGAGTCGTAGGCGGGGATACGATTACGATCACTGGCTTCCGATTCGCCTCTGACGTTACGGTCCTCTTTGGAGATGAACCCGCGCTGAACGTGGTGGTGGTGTCCTCGCAGGAAATTACATGCGAGTCGCCCACGCACGACGAGGGCGTCGTGGACATCACGGTGATCAACAATCACAACGGAGAAGAGGGCACACGGATTCAGGCATTTACGTTTGTCGAAGGTCACATCGTTAGCGTGTCCAACAATCGTGGATCGGTCCTTGGTGGCACGGAGTTGAGCATCATCGGCTTCAACTTCATCGCGGGCGCGCTGGTCTACTTCGGCGGTGAGCTGGCGACCGGCATCGAGTTCGTGGACGATACAATGTACCGCGCCATCACGCCCGCGCACGCTTCCGGCCTGGTGGACGTCGAAATCGTGGAGCCTTCGGGGTACACGATCGTGGGGAAGTTTCTCTTCAGCTACACTGCTGCGGTGTTCGGCGGTGATATTCGTCGCAGTCCGTCGGTAACCGTGACCGAGGCTACGGACGGCGGTTCAAACACCGCAGGCTTCGTGATTGATGGATCGGGCACGCCTCCGGTGGGCCTGGAGCGCACGACTTTTAAGGACAAGCTCGACAACATCTTGTTCTCCGGTCAAGTGACGAGCTTCTCGCAGAGCTACGAGGACGCCAGAGAGAATTTTGTGTGGTCGGCTGGCTGCACCGATCACTCGTATCGTTTCAACCACCTGCGTCCGTTCGGTGTGTTCAATAACGTCAGCGCCAGCGACGTGGCGGAAGCGTTGATCTCTGCGTATGCGCCCGGCTTCCTGACGAACTTTATCCAGGCGCGACTCCCGAAGATCTCGATGGCGTTGGACGGGTCAGAGGACATGCTCACGGTGTTCTCGAACATCGCCAGCAAGATCGGCAACGGTCACTTCTACCTGGACTACAACCGAGAGGTGCATCTGTATAAGGCGGCATTTGAAGAGCCGAGTCTGCCGCCCGTGACCATCCCTGGATTTGGTGCGGCAGCGATGACCGTGGCACTCAGCACCACGTCCGCGTTGGGACAGGATCTCAAAGAGGGCTACTGGTACTTCTTCACGACGTTCCGTTACGGAACTGCGAAGACATTCACGACTCCGCATCCTTCGATTCCGATTCCGCCGTCGCCTGGTTACGTGCAGCTGTCCGATCAAGCGATGGCGTTGAACATGACCGGGACCGTCTCGAACGGTTCCTATGGCCTGGGCTTTAGTCGTGGCTGGGTCATGTACGATGTGAACGGTGTGAAAATTGGTGAGGGGTGGGCGGGCCACCAGCCACCTGTCGCTGGCGACGTCAACTTCGCCACCCAGGACGTCGCGACCGTCATGGAGAACCTCGCGGGTGGTGGACTCTTTGAGTCGAAGTTGAGCGCACTGGCTGGTCCGATCTACCTGGACGGCACGTTGCTGCCGACGTTCTCAAACATTCCCATTGGCCCGGCCGTAGGTTCGCGCAACCCGACCGCCCGCGTGATCTACGCCATCCGCATTGGCGACTCCTCGGGTGTCGGCGGAACGGGCCTGATCGAGTACGCCGTGATCGCGGACAACGTGACCACGACGGCGACTCCAGCGCTGGCCATCAAGCCGTCTACGATCAGCCGTACGCTGCCGCCTCCGGTGGCTCCCATTGGGGTGTTGACAGCGATCGAATCTACAACCGAGGTTGATGACGGGGGTGCGTTCCCTGATCGAGACGCGCAGCCTGGGTACTGGTCGTTCCGAGTGACTGGTGTGTACCAGGACGGCACCGAGACTCGTGGAACTCTACAGACTCTGGCCATTCTCTTTAATGGATCGTTCAAAGCGACACTTTCCAACATTCCGATTTTTCCACCGATCGGCACATTGAACTGCGTCTTCCGAAAGATCTACGCGTCAATCTTTACGCCGTTCATTCCGATCGTGGAGGGTACGCCGGACTTCGACCGCACCAGCACCAAGATGGTCGGACTGATCCTGGATAACACCTCGAACGTTGCGACGTTTGCCTTTGGCATGAGTCTCGTCGGTGGCGAACGGTCAGTGACCAACCAGCCTCCTGGCATCGAGGACGAATTGGGTCCCGATCTGGAAGCCATTATCGCGCCCGACATCATTGACGATGAAAACGAGTCGATGATCAAGACTACGCCGGTGACGTTGACACTGGATTGGTCGCAGCTCCGCAACCGTGTGTTCGTGCGCGGCAAGGGGACGATCATGGCACTGGACGCAGCTGCTGGAACAAACACGATCACGGTGGCGGACACCTCACGCTTCAATCCGACCGGGGGTTTTCTCTCGATCGGCCACCGCGTGATTGCTTACGCATCCATTCTGAGCACGGCGCAGATTAAGCTGGCTGCCCCACTAACGCAGGCCATCATTCAAGCGGATTGGCTCTTTGGGGGAGGCACGCCGGTACGGCCCTTCTTGCAAATGGACGACGTCGAGTCACAGAAGGTGTGTGGTCTAGTTGAGATTGACGACAACGGTCTGCCAACCGATGGCGTCCACGAGTTTATGGTGACCGACGATAACCTTCTGACCTTTCCGCAGATGGTGCAGCGAGGCCTCACGGAACTGAAGGGCGCGTGGCCGGTGCGGACGGTGACCTACGCGACCCGTGACCCGAAGTCACATCGCGGTGTCACGGTGCCGTTCAATCTGACCTACCCGCCGATCTTTGGTGACTTCGTGATCTCCGATGTAATGATGGATCAGTTCTACGATGAGTCGGACGAATTGGAACCACGTTACAACGTGACTGCGACGTCGTCGTCGCGCTTCACGTTTAATGATTTCCTGCGTTACCTGGACGACAAGACCGGCAAGGGATCAGGTGGTGTGTTCCCTATCCCTAATGTGTACTCATCTTTGAACACTACGGGTGGCACGACGTACCATGAAGTGTTTATCGCTTCAACGTCAGCGATCCTCGCGGAGATTCTCTTGCTGAACGGAACCACGCTGACGTGTAGCGCGGGGCCAACCCAGACAGGCAAAATTGCGAAGGGCTACGCTTGGAAACTAGCAAGCGCTGGCAGCGGTGCCAACCCGGCCTTTGCATCGAATGACCAGCCAATTTTTCTGGAGCATCTTCCGCAGTGTCGCACGATTGTTATGAGTCCAACTACCGCTGAGGGTCTGCGTGGTAACGGCAACGGATACCAGTGGGGCATTGCTCCGAGAGGACTCACAGGCTCCACAACTACCTCGGGTGCGATGAGCGGAATTTATGTTTGTTCAATCAAGGGTAGCGGCAGCAACCCGACGCTCTGGAGCGTGATTGTTCGGAACATGACCAACCCTAACATCGCGTTCATCAATGAGACTTTGTTTGAAGAGACTCGTGACACGATCTATGATATCCAGATCAACATGCTCAGCACCGTTTCGTTTCAAGTGATCATCAACGACTTTCAAAAGACATATACATTCCCCAGCGGAGTGTTTCCGGCCTTCACTGCATTCGCTATTGCAGGTCAGACTGGTGGTGGTGGTGGGTCAGCATTTGGTATGTGGTGCAGATACGCTAAAGTATCCTCAAGCGTGATTGTGTAAAGGAACTGAGCAATGGAATTCGACATGCAGCGGTTCCTGACTGAGATGAAGCACGAACTCAGCGAGGACATCGCGTCACTCAAAAAGGACATGAAGGAGGACAGCAACCGTCTGGAGAGCAAGGTCGATACGTTCTTGATGACCATTGCGGATCACGAATTGCGGGTGACGGTTATTGAGCAGACGCCACCCGCCGACCAGGAGAAACGATTGACCGAGGTGGAAGGTGCGGTCACTCGTGCTCAAAGAAGTATCCGTTGGGTCACCACGACCGTCATCGGTGGAATGATCGCTGCGGGCCTTTCGTATATCACCAGTTACCTTTCAGGAGGCATTCACAAATGAAGCGTATTGTCGTAGCTCTACTCGTTGGTGTGTTCGCGGCGTCGTGTGGTCTGAAGTTGCCACCGATTGATATCGTCGTGACTCCACCGCCTGTCGTCACCCCGCCCGCCACGCCCGTGGAACCGCCCGTGGTTGTGGAACCGCCCGCGCCACCCGCGCCCGTGGAACCGCCCGTGGTCGAGGACACCCGGCCCTTCCAGAACCTCAACGTGCGCGTGTTCGACGTCGCCGGGCAGCCGATCGTCGGCGCGCTGGTCGAGAACCAGGGCGACAACACCTCGCGCAATAGCGACGGCAGCGGCTTCGCCAACTTCGGGGTCCAGGGTTCCACCGTACTTCGGGTGTCGGCCAAGGACTACGCGACTCAAACCCGAGACGTGCCGCCCGGCGATCACGTGTTCAACTTGGTCTCGACGCTACCTCCACCGCCTCCTGTTGTGGTCATGCCGCCAACGCCAACGACTCCGGTGAGTGAATGTTCCAAGGCGAAGAATCGTGCCTTTGGCATCATCAGCCAGGGTTGCTTGCAAGCGGTCGCCAACAAGTCACCCAACTACAGCGCTTGCCAGGGTGGCAGCGACATCGCTTGTCACCTGTACGTCCGCGAGGCTGCTGCCGCGCTACGAGCCGGTGACGATGCGCCTGACGATCGTACGTACGGCTGGGGGTTGATCACCAAGAGCCGAGGGGAGCAGGGCTGCACCGCCACGGCGTGTGGCTCCGACGTGCCCGGCGACAAGTACGGCGAGGACATGATCACCTATTTGAACCAGGGCCTTGAAACGCGCTTCTGGCGCGGCCTGGACGTGATCGGCGGCGCTGGCGCACCGGGCGCGCGGTTTCAGAGCGGCACGCTGCCCGGCCCGGATGGCGGACGACCCACGAACCTGTGGGCACCGACTCCGCAGAGGTAACAAATCATGGACAGCGCCCTCGCTTGGATCGGACAGATTGCGGAGTGGGTTGGACAGTTCATCCCGCGCCGAGTCGTGCTCGACACCACGGAGGGCGCTGTCCATACGGTCAATGGAAAAGACCCTGTCTTCTGCGCTCCAGGGAAAGCGTGGTGGTGGTGGCCGTGGAATTCCAACTTTGATAAATTCCCAGTCGTCCGACAGACCGTGTCGATCGAGACCCAAACGATGGTGTCTCTCGACAACAAAACTTTTATTGCCAGTGGCACGCTCACCTACTCAGTGACCGACCTACTCAAGCTACTGACCACGACTCACGATGCCGACACCGCTGTGGCGGAAATTGCTTCAACGACCCTGAGCGATGTGCTACCGTCTTTGACGTGGGATGCCCTGCTCGCTGAACAACGTAAGGGCACCATCAAAACCAAACTCAAGAATGGCGCGCAGCGCGAGCTGGCCGAATACGGTGTTGAGGTCATCCGCTTCAAACTGAACTCATTGGCTCCCTGTCGCGTCCTGAAGATCTCTCAGTCCACCGCGTCCGAGGAAAAATGAAGCAAGTCATTTTGATTCCAGGCACGCACGGGTGGGATGGTTTCCGCAAGGACTGGTATTCCCCTGGCGCACCGTTCCACGATTTTATTCCCACGGTGCCAGGCCATGAGCTGGTGTGTCCCGACGAACCCTTCGTCTGGTCCTCGCGCTTGGGCGGCATTGGCTTTGGCGACGACGATCTGGTGGTTTACCGAGCGGCCGGTGAGAACCTGTACCACTACGCGGTGCCACCGCGCTGCCCGGACAAGCTGATCGCACCTGAAGACCTGGTGGTGATCTCACACTCACACGGCCTGCAGGTGGTGCTCTATGCAGCCGCGCGCGGTCTGAAGATCGCATTGCTGATCGACATCAGCGGGCCGGTGCGCGCAGACATGATGCCGACCGCTCTCCTGGCCAAGCCCAACATCAAGCGCTGGGTTCACACGTACGGCGGACGCAGGGACCGTTGGCAGTGGCTGGGTGGTTTGTTCGACGGCCACGTGGGCATCGAGCGCAAGCACCCATTGGCCGAAAACCTTCAGGTGCCCGGCGCGGACCACGGCGAGGTTCTTCGGGAACCTCGCCACCAACCAATGATGAAGGGCATTCTGGAAGGGACCATTCATGGTGAATAAAGTTCGCATGGCCGAGCAGTTGATCATGCACGAGGGCATTCGGTACAAGCCGTACCGATGCACCGAGGGCTACCTCACGATCTTGGTGGGGTTCAACATTGACGCGCGCGGATGGCCTGAGCTGTCTCGCATCCTCGGTCGCACCGTTAACGAGAACAGCACCTTCACCAAGGCTGACGCCATGAAGGTACTGGACTCAGACATCGATCGCTTTGAGAAAGCGGTCATTGTTCATTTCCCCGAGTACAAGAAGCTCGACGAGGTTCGCCAGCGCGTGGTGCTCGACATGGCTTTCAACCTGGGGTTCAGGGCGCTGTCGTTCAAGGACACGATCGCGGCCATCAAGATCCGCAACTGGTCCAAGGCGGTGCGCTGCATGTTCCGCTCGAAGTGGGCCAACCAGGTAGACGACGGCGAAGGTAAGAAGTTCGGTCGGGCAGATCGCCTGGCTCAGATGATGTTGACCGGCGTGGACTACACGCTTTAAAGGGAAACCACATGTCTAGCAGAAAAGATCGTAAGTGCGTCAAGTGTCCGACGATGATTGGCCGCGACAGTTCCACGGGCCTGTGTCAGAAGTGCCTGGTGGAGAGTCGCAAGCCGGTGCAGCGTCGATGCGCCAAGTGCCCGGAGAACATCTCGCAGAAGAACCAGACGGGCCTCTGCACGAAGTGTCTGCGGGAGAGCAAGCGTCTGCCCGACCGCATCTGTTTGCATTGCCCCGCCGTCATTGCCCGCGACAGCAAGAGCGGTCTGTGCGCGGAGTGCATGCAGAAGCAACGGCACAGTACGACGGTGTCGGAGGACCGCGAACGTCGGCGCGTCCAGAACGAGATCTCGTACTTGAAGCAGCGCTACGACGAAGCGGTGGACACCATCGAACGACAGGCCAAGGAACTCAGCGCTGTGACGGAGATCAGTGACGGCCTGCAGACCTTCCTGATCGAGCCGAGCACCAAGAGCGGCACGTCGGAAGCCACGGCCGTGATGTGCGCCAGCGACTGGCACGTCGAAGAGAACGTTGGCCCGGAGGTCAGCGGGTTGAACACGTTCAACCTGGAGATCGCCCGCTACCGTTCGACGCGGTTCTTCCAAAAGGGCCTGCGGCTCACGAACCTCCTGGCGCAGGACATCAAGATCCCCACGATCGTCCTGGCGCTGCTGGGCGATTTCATCACCAACGACATCCACGACACCGACATGAACGAAGTCCAGCCGATCGCCGCGCTGATCGAAGCGCAGAACATGATCGTCTCGGGCATCGAGTTCCTGTTGGCCGAGTCAAACTACGACCTGGTCATCCCCTGCCATTCGGGGAACCACGCGCGCACCACGCAGAAGACCCGGTTCGCGTCGGAGAACGGCCACAGCCTGGAGTACCTGATGTACGTCCACCTGGCCGCGTACTTCCGCGAGGAGCCTCGCGTGAAGTTCATCATCCCCGAAGGGATGCACAGCTACGTGCAGATCTACGATCAGACGATCCGCTTCCACCACGGCCATTCGGTCAAGTACGGTGGTGGCGTGGGCGGCATCTACATCCCGGTCAACAAGGCCATCGCGCAGTGGAACAAGGGCCGTCACGCAGACCTCGACGTTTTTGGTCATTTTCATCAAATGCGTGATGGCGGCAACTTCATCTGCAACGGGTCGCTCATCGGCTACAACGCTTTTGCGCTGTCGATCAAGGCCGACTTCGAGCCACCCAAGCAGGCACTGTTCCTGATTGACAAGAAGCGCGGTCGGACCTGCACGTGGCCCATTCTAGTTAAGTAATGAGAAAGAAGCGCCACACCGGACACTGCTCGAAGTGCGGAACGTGGCGCTTCTCTCTGCATCGAGATCACATCATTCCAAGATGGAAAGGTGGTTCAGATGACGAATTCAACATCCAGTATATCTGCGCCAACTGCCACGAGGACAAAACACGCGATGATCTCAAGGGCCACCAGTTCACAAAAGGAATGAAGTACACCAAGCGCGGTCCCGCGTACGTTTGTACCGACGACCATAAGAGAAGAATCTCTACGGCACTCACCGGGCATCCAGTGAGTGAGGAGACCAGACGAAAGATCAGTGAAGCTAAAACGAAAACGCGATGCTAAGGAGAGTTGAAATGGCAACCGATAACGAACGAGAACAGCGGTTGGAAACGGGTACCGGCAAGCCCGGCGAGGATCACATGGCCGAGGCCAACGCCCTGGTCAACGGCGATCGGATGGCGGCGTACGGCTCGCCGTTGCCCGCGTACGAAGCCCAGGCCCAGGTGTGGAGCGGCCTCCTGGCGCACAAACTGACGGCCCCGCTGACGGCCGAGGACGTGGTTCTGCTGCTGGCGGGCATGAAGCTGGCGCGGCAGGCGCGCAAACCCAAACGCGACAACCTGGTGGATCTCCACGGGTACGCGTTGGTCTACGCTCACGTCGAGGCGGGCCGCAAGTGACGTCCGTTCCAGAGGAGCAACCGGCTCCGATCGTGAACGACGGTCCTTGCATCCAAGACCTGGTCATCCAGGACATGGAGGGCCGCAAGGCCGTCGGCCTCAAGCGGTACGGCACGTTGCTGCAGCCGTTCAACGGCCGCGATGCCCTTCGGGATGCGTACGAGGAGGCCCTGGACTTGGCTCAGTACCTGCGCCAGGCGATCGAGGAGCGGGACGCGTTACTGAGGAAGTAACCGTCCATGCCCGTGTTGAAAATGGGATTGAGTCCCAAAAGGGAGGTGGCCATGACCACCTCCCTTTCAGCTTTAGGCGACCGCGTCTACGGCCTTGCGCCAGTCCCCGGCGACCGACGACAACTCCTCGCGACCGTTCTTCTCGGTGCGCTCGTCGGCCTTCCAGATCTTCTGATCCTGTAGCGCTTCAATCTCACCCCGGATCAACGCAGCCAGGGCGGTGGGGCTGAGGGCGTCCAACTCCCAGGACTCGTGACCGAACTCCTTGATGTACGCCTTCGCGCGTGCGTCCGTCGTCTTGGCCGGGTTCGGCGGCGGTTTGTACTGGAGCACCTGATCGTAGTTCAACGCCAGGCGTTCCACGCGCAACCCACCCATGAACATCTCCAGGCGGTCGGTGATGTCGCGCGTCATGTCGAGGCCCGACGGATCGTGGTCCCCGAAGTGGAAGATCACGGGCGTGTGGTCGCCGTACGATTCGAGCCGTTGGGCCGCTGCCCACATCTCCGACTGGCTGGTGTAACCCCGGCAGGAGAAGTACGGCACGCTCAGCGCGTTGCACACCTGGGAGATCACGCCGACCAGGGCGTCCTTCTCGATCCAGACTTCCGGCCGGTAGCGCTGGTTGGCCCAACGGTCGATGCGGAACTGCTGCGCTCCGGCGCGGACGATGTCGGCCGGGGAACTCCAGTGCGGCAACGCGCGCAGGAACCGGGTGCGGTCCACGATCGCGTTCCAGTCGATCAACCCCGCCAGGCGGGCATCGTTAACGACGGCACCCAGCTGCTTGTACGCGCGAAGCGTGTTGGGAATGATATCGCGGGAAACGAACTGGTAGTACAACTGGCGCAGCGTGAGGTCGAAACCCTGCTGCTGGTACTCGTCGATGATGGCGTTGGCCATCTGGATCTGGAGCAAGGTGCTCCGGTGGAACTTGACGTCCCGATACTTGATGAGCGGCATCCGTGGAGTCCTCCGTTTACGTGAAGTGCAAGAAGGCGCGGTCAGACAGGCGGTTGCCAATCTGCCAGGCCCACTTGATAAAGCCCGTGGCGAACCCCGCCACGATGAAGGGGACCGAACACACGATCATGGTCAAGATGGCGATAGCGTAGATGACGGCCAGTGGAACTTTCAAAATCATACTCAGCATCAGACACTCCTCTCACTGGACGACCGGGGCCGCGATCAGGTGTACACACATCACGCGGTCTGGATTCATAACCGAGGGGCGCTTTACCCCGGAAACCTATCCCCGGCCGTCTAGTCAGAGGAGAGGGACCGAAGGTCCCTGCTCCTCTGCCCAACCGTTACTTGCCTGCCGCCTTCTTGGCCGCAGCGGGCTTCTCGCCAGCGGCCGGGGCCGCGACTTCCGCCTTCGGCGCGGTGCGCTCCGTAGCCGTGGCGACGTGCTTCTCGGCCAGGGTGATCGCGTTCTGCGCCAACGTGAGCGGGCGCAGGCCCTTGATGCGACGGGCCTTGAACTCCTCGTCGATGACCGCGTTGAGCTGGTTCTGCGCCTCGGTGAGTGCCGCCGTGACCTTGGAAACGTCCATATTGTGTCTCTCCTACTCACACGCTGGCGGTATGCCGCGTGACCCTTTCGGGGTTTGTTGCCAGGCCAGTCGGCCTCGGCAATTCCTGGTTGCAAGAGATCTGCCAGACTCGGTGCCCGGCAGATCCGTTGCTACTGTCACCTCTAGGCTGCAGCTTTCGTTCCCGCTGCCGCCTCTAGTGGTCGCTCGAAAGCGAAGTCGCTCACCATCACCAGGGTATCCTTGGCGCGGGTGAAGGCGACGTACTGGATGTTCATCTCTTCGTCGTTCTCGTTGCGAAGCGTATCGGCCAGCACGAACACCCGGCTGGCCTCCAGGCCCTTGGCCTTGTGTACGCTGCTGCAGGTGATCACGCCCGCGTCTCCCAGGCCGTCGTTGGTGAAGAGGGCCTCGATGCGGTCTTCAATCTCGCCAACGTTCCTGGCCCCGTCCGCGACCGCTCTCAGCATCTCTGCCTGGTCGTGGATGGCATCGAGCCGGGCGTCGGGGTTCTTGAGCTTCATGGCGCGGGCCACCTCGCGGTCGGTCCAACCCTCCAGGCGGGCCAGGAACTCCGGCACACTTCGGGCAGTGCGGCTCAACCGGCCGATCAACCCGAGAAGGTCTTTGCCGATGTCCTTGCCAGCGATGCGGGTGCGTTTGCCCGCGCGCAGCAGCTGCATCGCGATCGAGACGAGCGGGGCGTTGACCCGGCTGAGAATGAAGTCGCCGGGGCCAGCGGCCTCGGTCAGCTTGCTGGTGTGCAGGTCGAGTACCCAGCCGGTGGCGTTACCAGGCGCGGCCGTGAAGTC